TGAATCCAGTAACTTATCAATCTTCTGCATCTTGCATCGACTCCAATAAATCACGTAGGTCTTTCATCACATTGACTAAATCCTCATTTGAATTGGTACCAGCTGATTTTTGCAATGTTTCTCCTAATCCTTTTTGCCAACCGCCTACTTTACGATGTCTTTCTAAGACTAAAGCTACTGGTTCATTCGCTTCTGGAATATCGTAATCCGAGAACTCTTTATTTAGCATATTACTAGCGAGATTACGCACATCTTGGAAAGTCAAACCACCCTTATCAGAAAGTACCTCAATGGTTTTAACCATATCTTCGGTGTTACTAATTTCTGATTTTCGTAGGTTCACATATACGTGTTTTAATCCATACGGAAGCAGCAGAACATTATTGATAATGAACTCTAAATTGTTACGTTCTGGCTCAAATACCTGCTCTTCAGTGATTTCTCGTACTGACTCAGCAGTTGCTCTGTTAAAATCACGGATATAACCGACATATACGTCAGGTAAGCGGAATGCTGATTGTACCTTCTGTCGTGACTTCTCGTCGTATTCAAGGAATAGAGCATCATTTTGTAGAATATCTGCTAGGGATTTAAGTTCAATATCCACTGGTATCGGAGTATCACCTACAACACCTTCTTCCGCTGGTTCTACTTGCAACAAAAGATATTTATGTTGATTATCCTCACCTTCAACGTTCGAAACGTAATCGGTTATCGCTGCTTCACTTTCTTCTGATAAAATCCCGTTCTTCAATAAGATAGCCATTGGAATATGACGACCTTGTTTGAAGTAACGAAGGTTTAATTCTTCTGCCTTTCTAGCTCCTACCATATGAACTACATGTGACACCCAACGAGGAATGCCGTATGGCCCGTTACCAATCTTCAAGTGGATGACTTCAGTAGCATTTTTATCTCCTAAAGAAATATCAGAAAACTCACCGGTTTCTTTATTTAAGAAGCGCGGATCACCAAACTCTTTAAAATAAGTATCTACTGCTCCAACTCGTTGTACATAGCGACGGAATACCTTCTTACGTTTAATTTCTTTTCCATTCACCAAATATGTTACATCTTGAGGTTTATTATCCTTACGTGTCACTCGCATGTACTGCGGTAACATATTTATTAATTCAGCAGGTTTTCCCTCTAAATTACGAATCACTTCAATATATCCATTGCCAGTCGTTTCCTTATCATCAATACCCGTTTCGAGAATCTCTTTGAACGGCTTGTCAAAACTAAATAAAGGAATGATTTCTGTATCAACTAGAGTCCACTCTGCCTTCATTTCAGATGTTTCTTTGTCATCTTCTTTTTTATACTTCATTTCATGACCAAATCCAGCTATATTACGCTTGTATGCATCAATACACTGACCAAGAATCGTACTATTTTCTTTAATCTGCTGTAGGTCTTCTATTCTGTAAGGTGGTTCAATAATGTCATTTACAGCGTACTTCTCTTCTTCGCCCTCTTGTTGACGGGATAGCACTTGAGTGCTTGTTCCTGCTGCTTTAATTACCTTTGCACTAACTTGCCTTCTCTTCGTCATTAAGCTGCTTCACCTCTTTTCTTTTTCTTCTTTTTACGCATTCCGTAAATTACTGTATTAACAAAGTATCTCGTTTCATCCATGTGGTGATCATTCTCTTTAAGTGGCTTATCTTCGCCACGTTCTACAGATTTCTCATCCCATATATAAGAAGCGAACTCTTTAAATGTTTCGTTACAGCAGTCGTTAAAATAAATAATGCCCGTGTTAAGCGCAACGCCGACATTCCCGATACCCTCTTTAACATTATTTCGGGCCTTGTATACTTTTCGTTTATTTCTAACTAACAAAGCTATAAATGAAGCAGCGGAAGGGTCAACTACAGTGCCACGGATTGGTAAATCCCCTACAAACTCTTCAAAGTCCTCGTAGTATTCTTGGTCTGTTTTTTGTTTTTCCGTTTCTCTACCGCTATAACGGTACTCCTTCACTTTGTACCATACATCTTCACCTTTCTCGATGCATTTACCCCACAAGCCATATACCATAGCATTCTGCGTACCGTAGTCACAAGAGACAAAGTATTCAACGTATTCCCTCTCAATTGTAGGTACTTTATGTTTATCTTCATCAAACATATCAAATATAAGTCCAGAAGCAGCTGCCCAAAGTCCTAAAATGTATCGTTTGAAGAAAACTCCGCTGTACATCTTGTAATAGCGCTGTTTTACTTTTTCAGATAAGGATAAGTTGTCATCCATTGTAAAACGAATGTGTAATAAGTTCTTTCCTTTCGCTTTATCTAGCCATTCTGTTTTAAACCAATGATACGGGCCACCCGGATTACAGTTAAACCAGACTTTTGAACCTTCTACAGAACAACGCCCAGTTGCTTGGTTAACAAATGAACGAACCATAAGCACTACTTCATCAAAGAAACATCCAGCTAAAGTAATACCTTGGATAAGGTCTTGCGACGCTTCGTCCTTACCGCCAAAAATATAAAAGAAGTTTGTCACGCCATCCTTAGTAATGGTTAGCATATTCTCACTTCGGTGGTCCTTAACCTTATATCCACGAGACTTTAACATCTTTTTCAGTGGCGTTATAACGTTACGGCGGTGAGAACCAATCGTTTTACCACACATGCCGAAGTTCTCACCTTCGAATGATTCCATTGCCCACATAACATAGGAAAGAGCCATCGATACTGTCTTTCCGGCACGAATAGAACCATCGCAAATAATCCCGTCATAATCTTTAACGGGACTGTTAGGTTTCCACCAAGTTAATACTTTCAACTGCTTCTTAGAGAACGGCTTGAATGTGAATGAAGCAGGTTTCTTTTTACGCTTCGGAATCGTCGTCATGGTCATCCCACACTTCCTCTACCTTGCCTTCTAGCGCTTCCTTGAAACCATCATCTTCGTATTCTTCACCATCTTCACCCTTAATACGAGCAGTGTCAGCTTTAATCTTATCAACTTGAGCTTTCTGCACTTCCATCTGCATTTTGTGGCGTTCCTCTTCAATTTGGCGTTTAAAGTTATCTGGAACTAAGTCGAAGTATTGAGCTAATTTATCTAGGGCTTTCATCTTGTCAGCGAGTTTAATTGATACTCCATCTTTACCTTTTTTTACTTCGGTAATAATAGAACCATCGACCATATCAGCCTCATTAAACTCAACATAATTGACCATTTGAGTTAATTCATTACCCGCTTCATCTTTCACTGGTCCAAACATCCCCATAACAGGAACTTCTTTCTGTCCAAAAGTTACATAGTTAGTAATATCAGCAAAAGCGATCTTAATGTACTCTTTTAGCACATCCATTGCTTCAACAAATACATTTTCAACTAACTCACCTTTAAGCTCTTTTATATAGGAAGAAACTCGTTCACGTCTTAGCAATCGACTAGCCTGTACGTGTGCGCTTTCCTTCGTATACCCGCTTTTAAGTGCTGCCTGAGTTCCATTAAAATACTTTACATAATATAAGCAGAAAAGACGCTCCTTCTCACTGAGTTCTTCGTCTTCTAAAATCGCCTTCAGTTTCTTCTTAGTTTTAGGATTTTCCACTTTGGTAATTACCTTTTTACCAGTGGTAATATTACCGGTAATATTTTCGTCCCATTTATCTTTGGATTTCCACTTTCTAACGAGAGAAATACTCTTTCCTAACTCTTCTGCAATGTCCTCAATAGGAATTTCTCCCTTTGAATCCTTGTACATTTCGAATGCCTTATCTCTTTCTACGCTTCGTCTACTCACGTCACATCACCCACCACCTTCTATATTAATAGGAAATAATTCATCTCACTCCTTGTGGTAATTCCTTTATAAAATAAAAAAGCAGCGGATTCGCTACTTTAAAGTAAATGATTTAATCGTTTGTTTTTTGTACCTTCTTTACCAGTAACAGCATGAATTAAATCTACATGTTTTACTGTTCTTTTATGCGTTTTCGGTATACGTAGGTGCTTTCTCATCTTTTGCATTTCTTTAATAGTATCAATACTTATACGGAATGAAGAAGCTAAGAAATGCGGGTTATATCCATTATCTAAATACGAGATAATATCATAAAATACCGCCTTTCCGCCAACCATTTTTATTAAATCTTTGCGTAACTTCTCTCTTTTAAGAGCATCTATTTTTTGTTGTTCCTCATCTTGCTTACGAATGGAGTCTTGAATAGTATCGAATCTTTTATATATGTCACAGTTTTCTTGGATGTACTCATTATATAGATTAGGATATTCTTCTTGCACTTCTTTATTAAATACTGGTTTGTATGTCAATATCATTTCCATTTCTAACAAGGAACGTTTTATTGAACTTTCCTCAAGTATATATGCTAATTTTTCGAACAAATAACAGAAATCATGTGTATTTGTCTCTCCGTTAAAATGAGCATTTATGCGTCTTCTCAAATCTACAGCTTGCCCTACATAAATAACACGACCGTTTTTATCACTTAGCAAGTATACTCCGCTTTGATGCGTTTTAATGTTGTTACGGAACGTTTTTAAACCAACGAATCGTAATTCTCCCATACCTTTCCCCTCCTACATAATCCCCTTTTCTTTTGCTCTCTCATAAAGAACTGTACGACTTACACCAGTAACTTCACATATCTTCTTAACTGTGTATCCATTATCTTCACGATTAGCAAGCAGCTCTAAGGCATGCTCCATTTTAGGGTTTTTATCACCGTACTTTTTGGGCCTTCCCTTATATACGCCACGTTGTTTAGCAAGATCTATGCCTTCTCGTTGGCGCATCTTAAGCAAATCCCTTTCCAACTGGTTAACGCCAGCCATTACAGTGAGCAGGAAAGTACTATATGGATTATCACTTGTCGTATCAAGCCAAGTATCTTTTATTGATTTAATCGAAGCTCCTTTACTCTTAATAACTTCAATCAATTCAAATAAATCCTTTGTGCTACGACTAATACGTGTTAAATCGGTAACTACAATCGTGTCACCTTCTTTTAAATTATCAAGCATCAATTGCAGTTCTTCTCTGTTTGTTGTTGCTCCGCTTGTTTTCTCTTCATACACATGATCACATCCATAATCATTTAGCTGTTTCAATTGCCTCGCTAAATTTTGTTCTTGTGTAGAAACACGAGCATAACCAATTATCATAATATCTTCCCCTTTGTCCGTTAACGTGTTCGGAAATTAATTCTAAGTACATAATACCATTTATTTTCCGTACATGTAAACAGGACGTTAAGAAATATGATTAATTCGTTTACTCTTTTACGTCCGTATAGGGTAGACCTAATTAGGACGTTTAACTATCTCTATTTTCGCTCGTTGTGTTCGTTTGTTTTGTAAGGATTACTTACCCAACAGATAATCCACCCACTCAACTTGTTTCTTCAATTCCTCATCAGACATTTCCTCTAATCCTTTAAGAGTGTAATCTTCTCCAAACTCTTTTCCACCATCAATGACAAATCGAATCATTTCTTCTCTAGTCATGTATTACTCCACCTTCTTTAATCGCCTTCAATTGCTCCATTTCATTCCTAACTGACTTATCGATATCTAAAGCTCCAACACATTTATTATCATCAAATATATACAATCCTGAACGCGTCATCATTACTCCCTGTTTATCTGATGTCATCCCTTTATGATGCCCTTCCTCATAACCACGAGCATGTCCTACCTTATGACCTTCATCGTAACCTTTGTCCCATACTTCCGTTATCAACTTATTCAGTTGTTTGTCAGTTAACAAGTTAAGCCCTAGCGCTTTCATTACCCCTCACCCCTTATCTTTCCTTAACAACAAACAAGACGCCCACCAGATCACGGCAGCGCCTACGATAATTGCTATTGGTTTAATCATTGTGCTTTTCTAATAAACTTAACTTACTCTGTATACTTAGGAACGAATAACCATGTGTAAAACCTACAATACTAATTCCCTGAGCGAATTTATGCGCTAAGTTCTCATCATACGTTTTCTTGTAATACTCTAATTTAGTCATGATATTATAATGCGGATTAATTATCACTTCATTTTCATCATAACCTTCCATTTTTATAACCACTGCCACAAATTCAGAGCCTTCTTTATTCGCTTCATTAAAGCACTGTTCTAATCCGTCTAATGTTAACTCCATACCTTTATCCTCCTAACCAAATGTCCATTTTGTTAAACTTAACGTTTAATGTGTAATTTCTATATAACAAAGAAAAAAGCACCCGTTATGGATGCTAGTTTGTTGATTTAATATTGTTATCGATTGTTTCAAAGAGTTGTGAGTTGATTCTCGTATAAACATCAATTTCTAATTCTAATGACCCAATCACTTCGATTAATTCTTCTTGTTTACCTTTTTCCTCAATATACATATCATTGAGTTCTTCTAATTGGTCATAATCATCTTCTTTTGTTTTGTTCATAAGTTCTTGAATACAATACATCTTAGCATTGGTAATTTCTAAATTAGTTTTAAATAAAATTAAATCCGCTTTTCTATCCGTTTGCTCTTCTTGCAAATCTTCTTTCCATTTCTCCATAGCTGGCCTTACATCAATTTTCTCCATAATTACATCCACCTCTCTATATTATGCAAATATATACATTCGACATAATTAGATACTATCCTCTTTACATAACAAAAAGCCATCACCGAAGTGACAGCTTTCAAGGGGATGGGAGAAAAGAGAGAAAACAAATGGCAATAAGTATCTCTTCATTCCAGATCAAGGCTGAGCACTCTCAACCTTCTCCAAGCCACCGCATCATATAATTTTTTAGCTCTTATTAGCTACGCGCTTTACGTTCGGTGACTGGGAGAAGACAAAGAATCTTCTCGTTTATACTCCGTGGAGTCAGTCAATACTTCAGCCGTCGCATAGCCTTAGCTGACCTATAGTCTTTACGCAATGTGATTATATAAAGGGAATTAATCTTTATATACAAGACAGTACTGCGTTTTTCCACTGCCTTACTCTAGATAACAAGATTAGTAGGGGGATGTACGCGGACAGGGGAATTATCCGTCTTATTATCTAGAGTAAAGGAGTGACAAGTTCCTTTACCCTTGTTTTATCCTAATAGTAAAAATCGTGAGTAATTACTATAGGTGATAATTCAAGTTACATATACAACTGTTTTAAAGCAAATGATTTTACTCACCAGAACAATTTTCATTCAATCATGAAAACCATCCCCATTCGTAGAAATCGACATAGCAAGAGTAATAGATTTATATCTATTTTCAGCACAGAAGGTGGATTCCATGTTGAATGATAGATACAAATTAGAAACAGCATGACGAATGCGAGTTATCTCACACCCGCCACACTGGAATATGTCATTGTAATTAACTCATTGGTCTTCTCGTCTTAACGCGGGTTCTTACCGCCTTGCCCGCCCTATTATGCGGTATACGTTACCGTGACATTCTCGCATCGGAACATTCACTAATAGGAGTGTTAATCCTCTTCGGTATGCGGTTTTCAAAGAGCTTGTACATTAAGAATACCGTTGATTTCATTATCAAAATTCCCCCTTTTTATCCCCTGTTTTATCGGGATTTTCTCGGTGTTTTTCATTATTTATTTTTTCGAACCTCTTAACTACTTTCTGCGTCGTTACATTTACTATTCCAAAGAAATCATCAACTTCTCTCGCCCAAAACTCATTATCCTCCGATTGATAAATAACATGAGGTGTCTCTCTATTAATAAAATTTATCCCTTCATGTATGTACAATTGAACTTGTTGAATCCCTTCTCCTTCTGGTGTATGAGCGTCATAGACTAAAGTAGTTGCTTGAACAGTACTCATCCTCCCTCTAAATTGTTTCAATGGTAATACAATGCCATAATAATAGTATTTTTTCTGTTTGTAATGCATGTATAAATCCCCTAGTTTCATAAAACATTACCTCGCTTCTTGTATATATTTAGATCATCCCTAAAGCTGTAGCGATCAATCGAACAGCATTCTTTTTCTTCACATAGTAAGGGTCTTTCTTGATTAATAATTCATTGTAAATGTAATCGTCTGTCAATTTCTTATTACTTAAATACTTCAGCTTAATGATATTGGCTTCATCTTCATCTAACCCGTAATTCAATACCCGTTCTACTTGTCTAAACTTAATTTCATTAATACGCTTTGTATCACGAATTTCAGGGAATAGGCTAATACCTTCTCGTTTTTGTTCAGCCTTATTTTCAAGACAAACTTTTAAAGCTCTGTAATCCTTTAAGATTTTCACAACTTCCTGTTGCACTTTCTTTTCTGTATTTTTATCTAATTCTGGAAAGAATGCTAATTGCTCCATCTATAATCCCCCTATTTCTGAATTTGTCTTTTTAACATCACATAAGGTACGTGAAATTTTATTATCTCATTGTTGAATAAGGGAAACACACTTAGTAAAGTAGCCCCCACCAATCTACTCCGCATGGTTCCGTTATCCATTAAGCTGTTGTCTTCCTATAAAACGCTGCTATACGTTTCTCTTCATCGTGGATTCTCCATCCGTCGTCTAAATGGTCCATTAACTCCTTGTACGTGAATACGTCGAAACTCCATATACGTTGCTTACCTCCAAAGCCTTCTTCATTGCGATGCAACATGAACTCTCTTGTACCTTTGTATTTTGGAATCATCTACTCAGCTCCCTTTATTTTCTTATCCAACCTTTCTGCTTGTCCTTCATAACAACAACTAACTCTTGTTTATAGCGGTATTCGAACATCTTCTTCATATACGGGAAGCGATCGTTAGCAAATCCTTTAACATCAATCACTTCCTGCGTTCCATCTTTATAAGTAACAAGGAAATCTGCTGTGAATTTCCAATCTCTTCGCTTCTTCCGCTTTCCCTCTCTTGTTGTAATATAAAACCCTTCAAGGAGCATGTACTGAGGTTGTAGCTCAATCTCAACAACCTCAGGATTACTCTTCAATACCAGGTAATACTCTGCTTCTGTCTTACTATCAAACTCAATTCCTAGTGCTACTGTTTTTCTACTATTAATACGTCCTGTCTTCTTTTTACGTTTAATCAACTAGTAACCTCGCTTTCTATTCAAAGGATTATTTTGTTCAGTTTTCTAAACTTACCACCACACACGGTGTATCATCAGACCAAATTGTTTCTTTCTCCTTATAAATCTCCTCTAATGTTTTATAAACAGGAAATCCGATGCACTCCCATTCAATTTTTTCGGTTGGTTCCATTTCTTCAACTACCACATCATGAATATCTCCATACTTCATAACATCCATTAAGTAATACCCGACCGCTTCAAATCGATTCTTTGCTCTAATGACTTTAATATTCTCGCCAAAAGCAAACATTACTTTATAAAAGTTCATCTGAACAATATTTATATTTTCAACACATTCTATAATCCCGTTATAATAACTTTCCTCCACTAGCAGAACCTTCCCTACACCTTCAAGATTCTGCTTTTCCCAAAGTGATTTATCTTCTTTTATATCTTGCAGCTTCATTTCTCTTCCTCCCCTGAATAAAACTCAATATTCCGTCAATACTGTAGACAACCCATTTCTTAACCTGAGCAGTTAGCTTTTGCTAGCTGCTTTTTTACTTAAGCACTCTCTTTCAGAAATGCTGTGCGAACTTCCATGAATGCTATTTCTGAAATGAATTCCATATCTTCATGTACTTTTTCATCATCATATCTCTGTTCCTCTGCTTCGAAATAGAAATCATCATCCATCTTGTAATACCTACTTAGCGCCGGTCTTCCAAACGCTGAAGATAAGTTAAATTTAAAAATGACCTGCCTTATATCACGGAATTCAACCCCAATTTCTTTAATAAACTTATCCCATTCCTTTTTTAACTTCGAACGAGTCTTTACTGATCGGAATCCCTGTTTATCTGCTCTTTTTCTAAACTCTGTTTCCAATTCATCAGGAACATTTCTTAAACTTAAGTAGGATGAATGGGCCATATTTTCATTTACTTTACATTTTAAAAATGCTTCCATCTTTCCTTTATTTTGTTCTAATAACTCTACGTCCGCTGCATATTCCGAAAATGCTTTATGTAACTCTGTATCTCTTTTAACTTTTAAATATCTAACCATTTTTTTACTCCCCTTTTCTACAAAATGAAATTTTTATAACAAATTACTTATACCAGCATTCATTTATATACCAAGCTCTATGCCACGCATCATCTAAGCATTCTACAGCTTTGTTATAATCATTAGGGTCAACCGGTAAGCAATATACTTTTGCATTATCTGGATCACTTTCTTCATCTTCAATTTCAATTTGAGTAACTTTTAAATGGAATTCCTCAATACCATTACTAAAAACGTCACCTACGGCAATATTCCAACCACTTGTTTCTAACTCTTCAACGTATTTCATCTTTCATTCTCCTTTTTTAATAAAATAGCGTTTTTGTTCAGTTTTATTTGTTTAAATGCATTTCTAAAACTTGTTTTTCATTCCGAACCATTTCCAATGCTGATTCCAGGTTATGCTCCAATATCTTTAAATCAGCTATTCTATTTTCGATCTGTACAGTTGAAACGAAATCATATACATTCGCACCAACAGTGCCGAAGGATAATTTCACTTTCGCTTTTCCGTAGAAACGACTCATACAATCCCTCTTTTCTATTCAAATAATGTTTTTGAAATTTTCTTTTCGTCTAATAACCCAATGTTGTACATTTCTTTTGCTTTTTCATGATTAACCAATTCACCGTTTACTGTATTTGCATAAGGCGAAACCTTCTTTTTAGTTGGATCATAGTACCCTGTTTCTAATTCAACTTCCGAAAAAGGATGATTAGGTTTCAACACTGCTTCCCAATTTTCCAAGTAGATGGTTTCTCCTTCTCGATCTTTGTAATACCAGTCATATAGTTCTGGCCCTATTTCACTAGCATGGCAACTTTCACAATGGTATGGACCGCATTGAACCATTCCAACTCCTACATCTACCCAATCCGCTTCCATTTCTGATTTACAATAAGGACACTTTTGTGTCGGCGTGTCATATGCTCCCATCCTTAAACCCCCCTACGTTTTTATACAAAATTCAAATTTGGTCTTACTTTACGCCCGTACTGCCAAACCCACTTAAACCACGATCACTTTCTGACAGTTTGTCCACTTCTTCAAAATGAGCTGTTATTACTGGCGCTATGACGCCTTGAGCGATTCTGTCGCCCTTACTAATTTTGATTACTTCATATTTAGTCGCTTGCGTAACATTGAAGTCGTTATCTCCAACGAATACTCCCTTTAATAATCTCGGTTGTGATGAGTATTCAATTATCGATGTGTTATCTGCAATTACCCTAACTTCCCCTCTATATCCACTATCAATAGTTCCTAAAACTACTCGTAACTTTGTTTTTCGTGACATTCCGCTACGTGGTCTTATTTGCATTTCATATCCTGGTGGAATTTCGAACGCAAGCCCTGTAGGTATTACTTTTGTTTCCCCTGGCTTAATAACTACATCCTCTGCTGCTACAAGGTCAAAACCAGCATCAAACTCCCTTGCGTATTTCGGCAATTCCACGTCTTTCACTCGCTTAATTTTCAATCGTAAATTCATTCCGTTTCGCTCCTTATAAGTAACTTTTCAATTTCTCTTTCTGTTTCTTCAACACTTCCAAAGAGAGCTTTGTCTTCCGCTTCTCGTTATCCAATCCCACCAAGTGATATTCCATCTTACGAATCTCACTTTCTACTACTGCGAGTTCACTTTGTACCTGCACCACTGTTTCTTTTTTCATGCAATCCCTCCTACAGTCCTAAATGCTCCATGATCTTGCCGATATTCTCATCAAACCCCCGATACACATTTCCACCTATAATGAAAGTTGGTAAAGTATTAGATTCATAAACTTTAGTCAATACTTTTCTATGCATCGGAACTTCATCGACATTTAGTTCCTCGACTTCAACTTCAACTGGACAACTTTTTAACATTTCCTTAGCTCTCTTGCACTTACCACAATTATCACCTGTATACATAACGATCTTAGTTGCCATTTTCTTCATTCTCCTTTGCCTCTGCTAATAATTTAGTGATCTCAAAAGTACCATGCTCTGTATATCTCATTGTTCTTCCTCCTTGTATTTAGATAAGATAGTTGTTAACGCTATTGCCGTTCCTTCATTCGCGATCCATTGTCCTTTATAAAAACCGGATAGCCCCAAATCTTCGTTATCATAAGCTGTATCAGCTTTCTTTCTGTTCTCCACCGCTGATTGTTGCAAATGTTCGATATACTCCTCAATCGCTTCTCTCATCACTTGTTACCCCCTTGTAGTAACTCTGGATTTTCAAACACATTTCCCTTTATATGGTTTAAATTCAACTCGCTCCATAATCGCACCGCATCATCAACCTCGTTATCAATCCACCAAACTCCCTCTTCTTGCTTAACTACACCAGTAAGTCCATGCGCTGTTTCTACACGGTGGTCATAAAATTCTTGATAAACGATGTCCCCTTCGTAAATTTCATTTCCGTGTGCGTCTTTTTCTCCTGTGTATTGCAGTAATGCAACATCCTTCAATTCTCTTACATAAGTGCCGTAACAAATTCCGCCTTTAATCATCGCCACTTGTACAACTTCATTAGCGAAATCTATATATCCAACGTCATACATTTTTCCAGATACCTTATCGAAAGCTTTAAACTTAATCTCTCTCATTCTCCCCATCTCCTCTTAAAAGCCCCGCCAGTTCCTCGCAACTCCCTTCAAACAAGTCGCGCCCATCCGGTAGCTTGAATATATTCATCTGAATCAATTGTTCTATTAAAACATCTTGCCTATCCATGTTGCCTCCTAGCTTATCTGCTTCTTTCCCTGTTTACGTGGCGGTATTGTCATTGCCTTTTCTAATGGCCAATCGAGTTTCATTAATCTTTGTCGTAGTAGTTCTCTTGAAATGCCGTTCTCTCTCGCTATTTCAACTTGTTTTTCTGATAGACTCGATGAAGCTTCATGCGCTTTTTTTAACGATTCCTTCTTACTCATTACTGGATGTGTGGCTGCTTTTCGGAATGACCAATTCAGGATAATTCTTCTGTAATAAACCTGCCCTGATATTCCATTTTGTTTAGCAATTCCTTTCCAAAGCTCATATTGTTCTTCCCAAGTTTGTTCTTTCGTCTGCCTTATGTATTTTCTTGGCTGTTTCGTCGCTGCTTCGTATGGATCCATACCTTTTCTCACTCTTCTTGTATATGTTGCTAGTGCAATCCCGTTTTCCTTTGCTAACGCTCTGAAATTCCCGCTTTTCTTATCAATTTTCCTGGCAGGCTTCGTTACGGCATCGTATAATGGGACACCTTTGCTTCTTCTGTAGTAAAAGACACGATTACTAATGCCGTTCTCTTCCGCTACTTTCGCCATTCCTTTGTGCCGCCCTGGTCCCCTGCCACCGAGTGGTTTCGTAATTGCATCTTCAATATCCCATCCGTATACCATGACTCGTTGATAAACATTTTTACGACTAATTCCTCTTTGTTCTGCTGATTTATACTGATTTTCTGAAGGTAAACGCTTGTATTTCATTCCCTTTCCCCCTCCTAATCTAGCTCCATTATTTCTTTCAGAGTCCTATCCGATATATAAGTATCAATAATTTGAATTCGCCCATATTTATCTTTAGCCATTCCCACGGCTTCGCTCTCAGACTTCGCCTCGAACCATCTAAGTTTCCATTTGTCTTCTTTATCGTAAAACTCTACTGAGTACGTTATGACGCTTGTGGCACTTTGCAAAAACCTATCCGCCGTGCTCTTTGCTGAGTAATCAAAACTTCCTACAACATCATCTAGTGTTAGTTGTTTCATGCCCCTAACCCCATCGGACGGGATTTAATAATGTTTTTATCTGCCTGATCCATAATCAAAGCTGCGATTTCAAGTTGATGTCTCCCCAACTCTTTTGCGATTTCAATGATATTTTTGTTTTCGCCCCACATTTCTTGTAATCGAATTACTTCACTTTCATCAAACACCAGGTCTAATTCTTCTAAAGCGATATACATATTACGACGCGAGTTCTTCATGTACTTCCTTTGTTGCGCTGCTATTGTGTAATTTTCCTTTTCCAAATCCGTTCCAAGTCGTGGCATCCCATTTCCCCTCCAGTTGTAATTTATGAATCTCTCTTAGTTCCGCCATAACAGCATGACGCTTTCCATCCACTTCCTCAGGCGTTTCGTTTGCCGCTTTGCAAATACATGGTCCAAACTGGTACATACCCGTTCCAATGTCGTTCTGAATTACTCCCGTTCCGTTACATGCACACATTGTTATTCCCCCTTTTATTTTCAATCGTTATTAACACGGATAACCTTCATATAACTCATCATGCATATCGGTATAGAAATTCCCGTCCCACTCTGCACTTTGGCAGCAAACCTCTTCGAGAGTTTCAAAGTCTTTTCCCTCACCGATTTCAATGTTATTTGATTCAGCATATTCCTTTGCATCTTCTTCATCTTCAAAACCTTGGTAGTTAGAACATTTGTAGATATCCCCTAATTTCTCGTAATCTCCTGCTGCCATATTCCCTCTATAATAAAAACTGTTATATTCAAGTTCTGCTCCGCAATGTGGACATTCCATTTCCTTATTCCCCCTTAGAATCCTAAATGTTCAATACGTTTATCTGATGTTTCCTTAAATACAACCGCTTCAGCTTTATTTAAAATCCGGCTACCTAACTTCTTGTCATATTTCTTGAATATATCTCCACTGTTTAAATTAGTTGTTGTGATAGTGACCTTCCCTTGCCTTCCGTTCGTTACTGCATACAGTACACGTTGAATGAAATTACTCGCTTCATCCGTTCTGTTCATAGATCCGCTTTCTGCTCCTAAATCATCAAGTACCAGGAAGTCAACGCTTGTTAGGAGCTCTACGCAATACTCTTCCGTGTACTTAGAATCTTTGTTATTAAATGAATCCTTGATAAGTCTCATTAGTTGTTCAATCTCTACATACAAGCAACTTTTCATTTTTTGATAAGTTAGCTCGTCGTTATCCTTCTCGCCATCTGATATTTCATAGAAGTACTCCCTTAATTCTCTAAGGATTGAATAAGCTAAATGGCTTTTTCCTGCACCCTGTACACCTACAATAAATACGTTTTTAACTTCTCCTGCTTTTAGACTCTCTACAATGCCCTCTACGAGCTTTTTGTTCGTTCTAGTCTCTTTACATTCCGTTCTATAATTAGAAAGCGTAGCTTCAAGTATTTCCTCGTTACTAATGATGCTGTGCTTTGTAAGCATGTTGAATTTCTTAGATCTTTTGATTTTTTTGTAATGATTGTTAGCCTGTTCCTTTAACACCCTGTCGTTTTCCTCAACAACACATCGTGGGCAGACAACTTGTCCTTTGAATTCAATCATTTGAATTGGTTTAATGACTTTTTTTTCACCAGTTCCGTAAGAATGTTTCATGCATGTATCAGAACGGAAGTTCACCTTTAAATCCAGGGATTTGGCTACCCTTTGCATTGCTGTTACCGACATTGTTTTTCGCTCCTTTTTCGTTTAAGTAACCTTCAAATTTAGTACCGAATAACGTTTCTGGTCGTAAGTACTGACTCATGTGTGAGTCGTTTAACCACTGTGCTGTTTTTATATCAATAACTTGTTTGAAATCATCTATAGTAAAACCGTCTTTGAATCTAGCATTGATTAACGATCTAGTTTTCGCTGTTTTATGTTTAAAAGATTTACCTGCTTTTTCATTAAGATAAGAAACGATATCTTCATTAGGAATGGACGGCTGATTGTCTTCTTCGTTAGAAGAGGACATAGTATTATTTTGTTTATCAGTATTTGGTTTATTAGTACTTAGTTCTTTAGTACTTAGTAGCAGTGGATTTTCCACTAATGGTTTGTCCACTAGTGGTTTTTCCATTTGTGGATTTTCCACTAGTGGATATTCCCCTTGTGGAACTTCGTATATAATCATTTCCCATCTAGCAATCTTTCCTTTTTCATTTTTCACAGGATATCTTTTTACGTATCCGTGTTCTTTTAATTCTTTTATGCCGGATTTCAGGCTATCTAATTTGTCTTTTGAATGAGTAGCGACTTCTTCCATATAAAATACCCAGTCATCAGGTAGTGAAAGGATATATGCTAGGATTCCTTTAGCCTTCCAAGTTAAACGTTCATCACGAAGCCCTGTATTATTAATTGTTGTATAGTTTTTGTCTTTACTTACTCTAAAAGTTGCCATTTAGTTCACCTTCTTCATCCAACATTCATAACTCGCACGATCTTCCATGCCTGTGAATCGAATTTTGTCCTTCCCTTTAAATGTCCCATCGTTATAAAATGTCTTTTCCGCTCTATAAACCTTTTTAATTGGAGTGATATAGTCATAACCTCGTTTTTCTAAATCACGAACTGCTTTTAACATTTCTTTCATGGATCCGCGTCTTACAGGTACCTTGAACATCAATCTTCACACCTTTCGCATTTTGCTATACCGTCATTTACTTCCAAAACCTTATATCCGGGATAACGCTTTGGTATGCGATTGATATACCTGCAAGCGTTCCTCATAATTTCTTGTTCGTTTTTTGCGTCCTTATAAACCCATGCTGGAAGGACGACATTAGATGTTGTTTGTTGATTCAGCATGGGCCATTTCCTCCTTAACCTGCTTGGCTATACTGTTTTTCCCAACCCATTAGCACTTCGATTGCTTTTGATGCAACCTGTGAGCTAATCTCACTTAGGTTTTCAGTTCCGATGTTACCTTTCAATGTATCTTCAATAGTTTGCTTTTCTGTTTTTGTTAAAGCTGAAATGTGCGCTATTTTCGCGTGTATCATCTTCATTTGTTTCTCAGATGCTTTTCCATTACCACTGCTACCTTGTGGCTTACTTGGGGCTTGTCCACTGTTGCCTTTAGGTTTGGGTTTGTCCTTGCCATAAGTAGCTCCGTTTCCATCATCATCTTCACCTGTATTTAAGCTAAGGAACGCCGCTAGCGAGTATCGTCTTGCGTATGTGATACAACTTCCGACCGCTTGCGGATCGTTCTTTACTGGCTTCATTGTTAATTCATCCGACTCAAGCCATTCGCCACTCTCATGTAAGAGAAGTGTTTTTAACGTTACGTTTTGACCGTCTCCACTTGGTATTTGCATAATGCTTAATCCATGTTTAGAAAGGATTGGTCTAATTTCATCTATAATAGTGTCTAACGTTGCGTAATTGTTTTTAAAGAAAGGATTGTCTGCATCCTTGGCTATTTTGTTAACTTCTGAATTGAACTTTACTAACGCTTTGGCTAGTTCTGTAATCGTTTCGCTCTTATTCATCGGATTCTCACGCCTTCACTCTGACGTAATGTAATTCCATCCCACTGCATTCCATCTTTAACCGCTGCAAGCAATAACTTCTTATCAACTTTAGGTGGTTGAGGAATCATGTATTCTGGTGGTACAACCGCATCTTCTGCGATATCTAAACTTGCTGGATTCTTTTGAATTCCGACTGTAACGATTGTTCCTTTAATGCGTTTTAAATCAGTTGCTGTCATTTGTTGATACAAGTAATCTTTTAATCCCTTACAATTGTTTTCTATTGCTTTTCTTCGTTCGGCTAGGCGCTTTTCTTCTGCTTTGATAGCATCTACATCAGCTTCAAGGTTTCGAATTACTAACGCTGTGTTTTGCACTTTATCTTTGATACTTTCCTCAATCGCTTGTAAAGTGTCTGCTAATGCCGATGGATCTACACCATCCTCAATCATCATTTGTAACTCTCTATAATTAGAAGTAAGTTCATATAATTTCATTTTCATATCCTCCTAGAACGGCATTCCACCATATGGTTTATTTGTTAAAACCGTGATTGCATAGTCGAGATCTAACTTCTTCACGATGTCTTGTTCCTTTTCAGACATTTGCTTTAAAGTTTCGATTGCACGTTCCTTTTGTTTTTCTTGAACATCAACCATTTCCACATTCCTCCTTGTTTACTGTAAGAAACGACCGTGTTATAATAGAGGTACATAATAATTTAGTCGTTTCACGAACCATTCGATTAGGCGTAGTCGAATGGTTTTCTTTTGTTTTGATTCCTCAATTCTTTTCCCATCTACCAATCCGAGTTAAATCATTCATAAACTTTTCTTGATTCATTTCGATAATCGCTGAATGAGTAATGAATATACTCGCTCGCTTCAACACTTTTTCTTTTAACCAAAGCGTTCTGCCGAAATAATAGACATAGTAGGTTCCGTTTTCTTTTTGTTGTAACATGACATTCCCATATCGTTTGAATGTATTACGGATTTCTTTTACTAAATCGTCCCACTCTTTGTTAGCAAAAGATGTTTTTGTATCGTTATACCAATTGATTTTTTGGTAATCCGTATCATCATCAGGATCACTAGTGCAAATTTCTTTTCCTCGATTTTTTTCGATTAAATATTGTTCATACGTAAGTTGCGCTTGTTCTTGTATTGCAACATGGTAGTAATACCCTTGTTCTACCGGATTCGGATTATAAAAGTTACTCATTTTCATTCCCCTTTCTTGATGCTTCGCGCATCGGAACATCCAGGAACCTTTCATTTAGGTGGGGACTAACATTAGATTCCTGAACATTCCGACAAGCGAAGGCTTGTCCTATTTATCTTCTTTCCAATCCCAATGTTCAAATGCAGCTGTTCCTTGCCCTATTGGAGTTGCATATGTTTGACGCTCTACTTTAGCAAGGATTACTCTTTCCTCTCCTTCAAATTCACCATTGTTTTGTACGCAATCTTTCGCGGACTCAACATACTTGTTATACTCTTCTAGCGCTTTGTCATAATTATCATGGATTAAAACTACGCCTTCTTCATAATCGTGTACCATCCACATTTCTTATTCCCCTCTCTATTTAGCTAGAGTGATAAACTCTTTGTGCATTTCTTCAACCTTATCTGCGCTGTTATGTATCCCTTTAGCTCGTAAATCCTTTATGATCCACGCGAGTTTCTTTTGTTCGTATTCATCACGTTGCTGTTTATCCATCACTTTCCATCCTTAATCAAACGTTTGTTTATGAACTCCATGAGTTGAATGAATCCCGCAAGGCCAATAACCGCTACTAGAATCATGAAATGTGAGAATATGCTCTCTTCCATCATTTACATCGCTTCCTTTCCAAGAAACTTATTAATGAAGTAAAGCTGACCTTTCCCAGTGACTTTTGTAGTGAACTTCGTTTCGAATTCGCCGTTACTGTTTGTCCTTACGTATGGTTGTTTTTCGAATAACCCCATATCCATTGATCGTTGAGTTGGTGTATTGTACATGCTTCCTTCTCTACTACATAAGTACCCGTTTTCTCTTAGCCATTCGAACAATCTATTTTGACCTGTATCAATTCCTTTTTGTTTTAATAATGTCGCTAGGTCTTTTACTAAGATTGTGTTTACTGAAACTTGCACCGCTTCAGCAAATGTTACTAATGGTTGTTGCTGTAAGATTTTTCGTTCAGCTTCAACTCGCTTTGCCTTTTCTTCTTTTAAGTTGGTAAGAAGCCCAATCATGAAGTCTGGATTTGTTACCGCTTGTTCAAGCGCTTGATCTGTCATGTATGCTCCGTGTTTTCTAATGGAAGGAAGTACTTCTTCGAAAACCCATTTTTCGAACTGTTCCGCTTGTGGAAGTTTTGATTTGACGATTAAGCGGTATAGGTTAGGTTCGTTTATGAATTTCTTCGTTTGTATACCACTATTAGTAGGGACTAACGATTCGTTCACCCCTTCAGGTTTACAATGATCTTTTATTGCTTTGTGTGGGTTTGAATAACCTAGTGCCTTTGCAACATCTGCTGCTGGGAATAATTCTTTTCCTTCTTTAATAAGAATTTCTAAGTTCCCGAACATGTTATGTGAGAATTTTTCAAGTTTATTCATTTGGTTTACTCCTTTCAATTTGTAAATCTGAGGTTTACTTTAATTGTTAAAAAAAAGGTCTTTCGGGTTTTCCTCAAGAGCGATTGCAATTTTCTCTGCTAAGTCTATTTTTAAAGTTCTTTTTTCATTTTCAATGTACCAGTAGTGCATTTTAGTGATTCCGACTCTATCGGCAACGTCTTGGCAAGACATCCCTTTTTCTAGTCGTTTTTGTTTTAACTGCTTCAAGTTATTTCCTCCCTTCGTTGCCTGTGATTTCATTATAAGTAAACCTCAAGTTTATTTCAAGTACTTTTTTTAAAAAAACTAGAATAAATTTTACCTTGTGGTAAACACTATGTTTACTTTATACTTTATATATCATAAACACTTTAGTAAAAGGGGACGTTAATATTGATCGGGGAAAAAATTAAAGAACTCAGGAAAAATAATAAGATAACACAAGAGCAACTGGGTAATGCTATTGGAGTATCTAAAATGGCTATTTCTTATTTTGAAAAGGGTAAAAAGTCACCTGGGCGAGAATCATTAGAAAAGATAGCAGATCATTTCGGAGTAACTACAGATTATTTATTAGGGAGATCGGAAGACCCTGAACTAAATGAAGAAGAAGATAAAGTTGTATCTGCAGAAGGAAAGAACATAATGTCAATAATAGAGAGTCTTCCAGAAGATGAGCGAAAGAAAGCTTGGGAGCAATTAGAAATGTATGTGACTTATATGCAAAATAAAAAGAATGACTAATCAAAGAAGACTACCTCACATGGCAGTCTTCTTTTTTTATGTATTTGGTTTCTCCTTATATGATTCATCAAGGACAATCTTTAAAATATCCTCAGCTTTTGGATTCCCCTGTTTTAATCCTAATTTCGCAGCCATTCTCACTAATTGTTCTTTCGTCATCCCCAACATCCCCCAATATCTCCATAGTAGTTTGTGATTTTTTCACAATTGGTAAGTGTTTACCGAAAACAGAAAACACTTACCAATCCCTAGAAACAGCGAATGACATCGCCATTTTGACGATGTCATTCATATATATTATATTCAATTATTTATTCATCAAATTTGCTTTATATCAACCGGAACCAGTTCCAGGATCAACCATTTTATATAGTATCGGAGCTGTTGAAGCTTCTTGTTTAGGTGCTTCTTTTACTGGTGGATTCAGTAAAAACGCTCCAACTAATAGTAAAGCTGGTACTACTTTAAGGATTTTACGCATAAAATACCTCCTTATTTTTCTAAGTATATTATACCATATTTACTATATAATCCCTAGGTTTTTCTTCGGTAATTGTGAGTAAAAAATGTTGCCCAACAACTCGAATTTATTCAAAGCTTCTACAAAAAGAGACTTATCATTTTTCGCTAAAGCTAGATAGTATAACTGAAATGCAGATAGCTCTCCATTAACTTCTTTTAGGTTTTCTAACAATTCAATTGCTTTTTCGTTGTTGCCTAACTGAATTTCTAAATAAGCTTTCTCAGCTATGTGGATTGGATGAACATTATTCAATCCAACTTTCCACATTATTTTCAAAAATTCAATCGTGTTTACCATCATATCGTTACGCAAACTCATACGAGCGTTAAGTTTCTTCTCTAATAGTTCAATTGCTTGGTTAATGTAATGCGTTGCTGTTTCAAAACTTTCAAAGGTGTACGATTCTCCCAAAGTTCCATATGCAGTAGCTACGATCATCGGAAACCGTCGTCGTAACTCTTCTCTGTTTATAATTTCATGACATGTAGTTCTTGCTTTTTCTACTTCACCTGACATTAACAGTCCTTGAATCATACATTCTTTAATTTTGTATTCAAAGGAGAGCTTTAAATAAGGATCTGAAATTGAATCGACCTCTTCCAATAAGATAGCAGCAGTATCATTCAGCAATTTGAAATTCCTTCTATCAGCAGTTGCAAATAACGATAAGATTTCAAATAAAATTTGCATTTCAGTTGTAGATAACTTTATTTCCTTCTTTGCTTGATGTAGTCGTTTTTGCAATTTCATCCCTGATAACTCGCCCTTATTACGTAAGTAAATTAGTTCATAAACATAAGCCCATTCACGATTATCTTTATCATGAGATATTTTTTCAATGTCAATCAATTGTTTTAATAATTCCTGTTCACCATGTACAGCGAGATAATCCATCGCTAACCTCTTGTTAATTGGTTTATCCGTCTGAGAAAAATATCTTTCGCAACACATTCTTCTTGTGGTTACATCGTTGGGGAAAACTTCTTTTAATAATTCACCGTAAGTATTAGACCGCATTTGAGACTTCCCATTAAGAAAATTCGAAATGGTAACATGCGTTGTATTGATCTGTTTTCCGATTTTTCGAGTGCTCATTCTGTGAAAACTGATTTGGTTTGAAATCTTATTTAATACTTCTTGCACAGTGCTTGTCCTCCTTGTGGACAAAAGACACGTAAACCCCGTTTTGTTACATATAAAGGAAAACGCGCCACTTTCAATCTAAGGTGTGTTATAATCAGTATGTACAAGATCCGCGACAATGTTCCCTAGGTGGTTAGGGGGCAGTGTAAGAGTGCTTCCAACACTACTTACACCGTGGGTCTTTTTTCACGTCCGTTTATTTTATTTGTTTTCATAATACCACAAATTTCCCAATATTCAGTCCTATGATTGTCAGACAATTGTTGAGAAAGTTAGAAAAACGCTTCATATCAACGTTTTTCAAGTTGTACAAAAATAAAATATGCAATTATGCATGTGACATAACAAAGACCTCATGAACATATATTACCATAAAAAACGAACTTTTGTTCTATTTTTATTCTACTTTTTAGTTGTTTAACGACTGAAATTTACTTTTGGTTAATAAAACAACTTATTGTAGTAGTATGATAGTTCAATATTTATACTTAAATTACTATGATAATCTTTGGACAAACTTTAAAACAATTAAGAAAGTCGCGTGATTTAACACAATCTGAATTGGCTGAGATTTTAAATCTTTCACAGAGCCAAATCAAAAATTGGGAAACTGGTAGATTCCAACCAGATATTCAAACTTTAGCGAGTATCGCCTCCTTTTTCAATGTTTCTTTAGACGTCCTTGTAGGTTTCTCTAACGATTTCGAGGATGAAACAATACAACAAGTCATTTCTGAAGCTAGGTCAACGTATGGGGCGTTAGACGATGCTCAGAAAGAACGTTTTTGCAATCAAGTATTGTTGTTTATTCGAATGATTAAAGATAACCAAGATACGTTCTGATTTGATTTCATTGTAGAAGAAAAGTTTTCCAATGAACAGTGGTAAAATTTTACATAATTTGACCAATTGTGGTAAGAGGGCATATTGCTCTCTTTTTTTATTTTTGTTCGACAAAATGTGACAAAATAGTTGTAACTGTTTTTGTTATGCTTGGTTGAGAAATCTTACATTTTAAAAGGGGATATTATATGGCTACTCCAAAATACACTAAAATTGATGAACGCTTTGGCGTTATTGAATACCCGGTTACTCTTACAGAGATGGTTGAAATCTCAAAAGAACTACCAAAAACGGAACGTAAATACTATCAGTTTGCTTTCGATGCTTTAAAGAAGGTTATGAAGGCTAAAGAAAATATTCACTACTTTGAAGTAGCTGATCCTAAGCTAACAAAAACGGGATTCATTGTTGTTGGGGAACATAACTTATACCTGGTAATGATGAAAGGCGGATTATTCGGTGGTGCTGAAGCTGAAGTAGTGAAGTACAAGGACATTAAGGATGTTGATTTTGATATCATTCAAGGGCCGTTTGGTATCTCTCTTATGAATACAGGGATTATTTATCTTAAAATGAAGAAAATGTTCGGGACTAAGAAGCGTACAATCCGTAATATTCCTGATTACAATGTCGATGGGGTATTGAAAGCGATTCGTAATAAGATATAAATTTAAACCATATTTCTCAATGAAGAAAATAACTTAACGTGGTAAAATAATATTTGGATTGGCGTCCAATACATATTATTAAAATTAAGATGGTTCAAGTCGGAGGAAGGCACCTTAGGGTGTCTTTTCTTTATGAAAAAAAGACGCATTAAGCGCCTTAAATGTACTATATCAATCCATTTGTTGTTTTGCTTCTTTACCTAATAATTCACGAGAAAAAATTACCCATCTTCCATTAGATAATTCGAAGATGGATTCATCGCCGTTATCCACCATATAACCCATTACAGTTTGACCATCTTCTAAGTCTTCTGCTGTAACTTCGCCCATCTCTAATAATGTCTCAATAACTGATTCCTTATCCTGATTATCAATAAAAAAATACTTAAAAATTTCCTCATCACTTTTAAATAACGTTATATGCTCTTCCCAATCCAATAAATCAAGATTATATTCAAAATGATTAGATATCTCAGCGATTTCCTCATCTGTATAACCTTTTTCTCTAAGCTCAAAATCTAATAACATAATTAATCCCCTCTCCTATTAATTAATCTAATACTAGGATAACACCCTCCTATCAACTTTTGTTGACGAGTTAATAAACTTATCTAAATAAATTTCACGTACTATATCTGATTGATAAAACCCAATTCCGCAATAAGGTATATTCTAACCATCCATCCCCTTATCCTCTAACCAAATAAATTATAATTCCCTTATTTATCCCTCTATCTTAGTGAGTAGTTCCCCCAGGACTTAAACAATCCTATATTTTTCTGCTTTTCTTCGAATTTAATCTTGACTGAAGGTCTTAAGGGTTTTTATCATGTGGGAACGATTATGGAATACGGCTGGAAGGCAGATTTATCCCCTACTTTGAAAGACTACAAAAAAGTAATCAGTCAAAATAGATGGATAAGCGTCTTTGTTTTCGCCATGCGGTCACTTATAAGGTATCCGTATGTATAGACCCTGCTCACTCAGCGATCTTCATCGCATACATCCTTTTTCTATGGCTTGTCCTTGTAATATCGTCCCTACACGACAAACTGAATGTACTCCCTAGCACCGTGATGCTAACGATAACCACCCGAACCTTTTAGAGAATCGTCCCTAGGCAAGTTCTCGCCCTCCCTCATCAGAAGAACAGGATTCCAATGAGGGGTGCTGTTTTTGTAGGCGTATACTTTGTACCCCCTGCACGACCAACAGCTAGCCACGCCGTAACACGTTCCCTCTATATAGAAGCACGGAAGCACGGCTTATCAGTTTTTATTTACGTGGTATCAGGCAATTCCACGCGAACAAAAAACAAAAAGGCATCTCCAATTCCTAAATGGCCTGTACATTCACAAGACTTCTAGGTTTAGAGATGCCCGGTATATATCTTTTGGACTACAAAATAATCAAAACTAGTATTTACTAGTTGATATTTATCCAAACAATAGATAAAATGGGTATATCAAAGAAGCCTCGTGAAAAGGCATAGTTGTTTAAGAAAGTGATGGTACACTACTTAAACGTAAACACTGTGGGTTAATACAGTTTGTATCTAGACAAGTGGTGGTACACTTGCTAGAGCAAGTCATTCCCGCTATCGGTTGGCGCCAATAGCATATGGGAGTGACTTTTTGTTTTGTGTTCATATTCAATTGTTCTATTGATCTTCGTTTATGTAAAATATCAAAATATGTTTTGTTTTGTAGAATGTTGCTTGTTGTGTACTACGTTACAACAAGCTTTTTTGTTTGTAAACAGCGAATTTATGCGCTTTTTTAATAATATCCCTATTTCCCTATTTCCCTTTTTCCACTTATAGATATAGGGATATTTCCCTTTTTCCCTATATCTATATTTCCCTATTTTTGTTATTTTTGCATCTACTAACATCTCTACGAAATTACATATTTATTTCTTAACTCTTTTTACTTCATACATCAAAAGAATCTTTTGATACCAACGTTTTTGTTATTAATTACTAACTCTATGATTCTATTGCATATACCGTACTTCGTTGTTATAATTTCTTTAAAGATATAGAAATATCCCTATTTCTATAGTTAGAAATATCCCTAATTCCCTATTTCTATTTTTCCCTATTTCTATAAAGGGATATAGGGAAATTTCAAATAATATAACTGGAGTGTTAAAAATGGCTATTACAATTACGGTAGGTAATTACAAAGGTGGAGTCGGTAAAACCACTAACGCTGTATTGAACTCTTATGAATTTGCTAAAAAGGGCAAGCGTACATTACTTGTTGACCTTGACCCACAAAGTAACGCAACCAAGTCTTTAATGTTAACAAAATCAATCCTTAATCCTGATGAAATTGTTACTGTTGAAAAAACATTAATGAAAGGAATACAAGAAGGAAACCTAGATGGCTTAGAAGTGGAAATTATGGAGAACTTACATTTACTTCCTTCTTACGTTGATTTTCAGGACTTCGCAAAATTCCTTTATAAAAATTGTTCTTCGGAAGCTGAAGAAGATCATTACTTTAAAGGATTACTTGAAAAGATAAAGCATAAATACGACTACATATTTATTGACGTACCTCCTATGTCACTAGAAGTTACCAAAAATGCAGTTGTAGCTTCTGATTATGTTCTAATCGCTCTACAAACACAAGAACGTTCTCTTACTGGTGCCGAGAACTATATTAATGAACTTATTAAGTTAAAAGAGCAATATGATCTTGATATTGAAGTAGTTGGCGTTCTTCCTGTCCTATTAAAAAACAACGGTAAGGTTGACGAATATATCATGGAAAATGCTCGTGAAATATTTGGAGACGAAAACCTATTTAAAAACATCGTCCCTCAAATGGAACGTATTAAAAGATTTGATGTGAATGGTATTACTGAAAAAGATAGACATGATATGAATGTAATTGAACTATACGAAACAATTAGTGATGAATTATTATCTCGTATTGATATGTTTGAAAAAATGAAGGTTGGTGTGTAAAATGGCAAGAACTCCTGGTTTGTTAGGTAGAAAGAAAAGTAACTTTGAACCTACTGAGCCTTATGTACCAGAGCAAGGACAAGCTGTAGTGGAAAATAATGAAGTATCAGCTGCTCCTTCTCAACCTAAGACCGAAGAAAAACAAGTGGATCGAAAAGAAAAAAGAAGCGAAACAACTGAACCGAAAAAGAAATTTAAAAATCAGCAAGGTAGCATAAAAATTTCTAACCAATCCAAAGAAGAGCTTGAAGTATTAATGAAGCTTACAAACACAAAATTCACTTATGAAATCATCGATTTACTTATAGATCGTTATGTAGAAAACGAACTAACACCTGAGCAGAAAAGGAAATTCAAACTCTTAACAGAGATTTAATAATATAGAAATATCCCTATTTAGAAATAGGGATATTTCTATATTTCCACTTTTTTAACTAACGTATGACTTACCAAAACCTCCACCACGGCTTTTTCTTCTCCTTCGCAGCAGCAACCTCATCGCGAAATTCCTGCATCATTCTCTTCGTTTCCTGCATCTCACGTAGTGTCTTCATAAGGGTTTCATCTCGAGCTTCCAATCGTGTTTCCACTCGTTCATTGTGCGCATCTATACTCGCTTTGATTTCCTCATTGCTTTGCTTAGCCTGCTCACTTAAGCGTTTCTCCATCGCTAACATGCTTTGATTCATTTCTTGTGCCATAACGCTGTACTGTTCCTGTAATTGCTGTTTAATATGGAATGGTATTAAGTCCGTTTCTTCAGCCTCTTCTTTAATCAAATCTGGATTAATCTTTTCTATTTGCTGCGCAATCATCTTCGCTGCTTTCTCTAGCGTCATACCGTCATGCTTACTAAGCTCAATTAATTTCTCAATCACCATAATGTCATTGTCTGTGTATTGGCGTCTGCCACGATTATCTTTCTTCACAGAAAATCCCTCGCGTAATAATACTTCCATGTACTTTCTAAGGGTGCTATCACTTATTCCTAGTCGTTTGTATACTTCACTAGCAGAATAAACAATTTCGTCCGTCATAACGTCACGACACCTCCTAGTGAGAGTATTCCATGATGGTTAAGAAATTCCTGCAAATAAAAAAGCCCCGATTAGGGACTCTTATTCTATATTTATATTTTCATTCATAACATAAATATTGTCTGTTACCCCTGTAACTCTTCCAAGCTTCGACCGTACAATTGGGTGTGCCGTTTAGTTAGGGAAGAGTTACTATATTTCTGTTCAACTGGCGGTTTCATTTTACAAATAAATGCATGTTGTAAATCTCCACCAGCTCTTACGGAAATAATTGCATGAAATCGTGGTAATCTTGCTGCGTCGTCGATTGAAATGGTTGGTTCTAATCGATGTTGGGACAACTCAAAAGTTTTGATGTGATCATTTGAGAACAGAATCTGTTGCACCCCGCCACCTTGCAAATTCTCTTGTAAAGAGTGCGGCAACTTATTCCAATGATGAAATGCATATAACGCTCCAAGACGTTCCTTACGACCCTCTGTACCTATACGACCCATGAGTTTAGTTAATCCATCTGTGGCGTACTGTTCCGGCTCATTGAATACCATAAAACAACCATTCTTTTGCTCTTCCTTACTCATGAGCATACGTGTCATAAAAGTTTTTAACGTAATCCAGTGGACAAGTGTTTTAGATGCTAATTCACCTAATTTCCGATTTGGTATACGGATAATAACTACTTTTCCTTCTTGCATCCATTTAGCAAAATCCACTCCTTTCTTCGGATCCTGTGAAAAGATATCATACAAAGTATCATTACCAAAGAAGTCATCTAATCTATTTAATACTGCATCAGCTTTACTTCCTAACTCTTCGTTATCTCCCCAGGACAGTAGCTCTTCTGCTAATCTTTTATTCCCTTCTTGGAGCAGTCTCTCAATTACACTTACACGAAACTCTTCATCCTCTAGAATCCTCTTAATATTGAACAAAGAACCACCTGATGCCTTAGCTGCTGCTTTTAAGTAACGTTTAGAACGGGCCATTTTCTCCATATCTCCAAAGAAATCTATAACTTCATCTGCAAATCTGCTCGCGCCTTTGCGACCAAGCTTCATAATTACTTCAGTTAGATCCATAGGAACAATGTAATTTTCATCACTCAAATCAATATCTATTATTTTGTCCGGAGGTAGAGCATCCCTTATACCGTCTGCCATGCCGCGCTCTCCTGCTTCGCAAATTACTTCAGGAATAATAGCGCTAATACCATGATTTAAACATCCGTCTACTACCCAATTTTTAATGGCAGTGTCTTTTCCATTTCCTTGCCCACCAATAAAGGTATATCCTCTATACAATTCGTCTGGATTCTTAACAGGAAAGTAGATTGGTATTTTTTTATCCTTCAGTTCGCTCTCACCTAAATGTATCCCATTTGGATCGCATAACACACTTGGAATATCGGTTTCCGTTCTTTTCTTCACGCTTAACGCTTCCTCATATCGTCTTTGCAGCTCCGCTGTAGGCATCTGTATTGCTAACTTAGCCATTTCATCCGTTGAGATTAAATTCACGTTACCATTCATTTTCGTACGTTTGGAGAGGTGCAATGTATTCAACTCTTGGATAATTTCTTTCTTCCTGCTCTTTATGTCAATTTTAACGCCATGTAGTTCGTTATTGTCGGCTATTTCGCTAAATGATAGGGATAAGGTTTCACTAATCGTTTCTCTTGTTAGACGGTCATGTGAGTGCGCCGCTATGCGTATATGGCTTTTGAATGCGGGATTATTTAACTTTTCACGACTAGCAGTACTGATCTGACGTGAGTTTATTTCATCTTCTAAACTAAATGGTTTATCAATTACTTTGTCTTTAGAGTAAGACTTATCACTTTTGAAAAATGTATTGGATAGAGCGTTAAATAAATCCGATATCAAGTAATTGACCTCATTCACAAATCCGCCAATTGTCTTCTTTGATGCGCCAAGAATCATTTTAGAGTTCAATGTAGCTCGTTGAGGAACTTTTCCTTTGGATAACTTCTCGTAAGCCCATGATGCATTCTTTATCCATTTCTGACGGTTCTCAGCTTCGTTACAAATACTTAACCTTGCAAAGTCACCATCAAACTGTAATTCGTCTATTGTGTTCATGACCGCTGCAATAGGAGTCTTTTGCTCGTTTGTATTTGTGTTCAAGCTAAATATATCGTGTTTAAGATACTTTAACTCCTGCACTATCGTATTTTCTTCTGGCACTTGTATTCGCTCTATTGATGCTTCTTTAATCGTGACATTCATCTTATTTTCTAACTTTCGTTTTAATTTGATTGCTTGATACTCTGATGTAGACACATAGAACTCAATTTTCTTTTGTCCATCCACCTGTTTAAATATCACATCAAACCAAAATGAATCCTTTTCGCGGTATACAAAGCGAAGCCCATCGCGTTCTAGACGCGTCCCTGGCGACTCATACATTTCGTACATCTTATAAATTGACTTCCAAAGTCGTCGAGTGTTATTGGAAACGTTAGAATGGGGAATTATTCGGTACACAACCATTTTGTTTTGCTCCACTTGAAAGAACTCGGACCATGATATTGTTTCAGTTCGTTTCCACCACTTCTTTTTCTTCTTTGGTATTTCTGCTGGCACACCACCGAGATAAATAGCGGGGTAGTAAAACTTCTGTTCCTGATCTGGTACTTTCTTTTCATCCACTTCACACACCCCCAAGGATTGTAAGAGTAAGAATTAGAAGAGCTGTGTACCAACTAATTGTTTTCATCATGCTCCCTTTTCCTAACATGGATGAAATGATGATAAATGCTCCTGCTGCTATCGTCGTGTATCCCATCAAGTCGGGAAGACTCACAATAAACCAATCCCATAACAATGCTCCGCATTCTTTAAGAAAGTGACCAATCGGTTTTAAAATGAACTCGATTTCCGTATGGACAATACTATCGCTAAAATTGTTCAAAGCATCCATAAATGAACCTTCTTTTGCTTTTTCACCGATGTAACCACCTGCATTCGCTAAAACCATTTTCCCACCATCTAAGATGAATTTCATGATGTCATCCCCCTTATATTCCTTGTAGAAAGTTCCTGATATCAATCGCATGCCTGGCGAGCACATATCCACAAGACACACCAATTAAAATTTCTAACGCCTTTGTACGATGTCCCAAGGCCCAACTTGCTCCACTAAAAATGATGACAAGTACTACACCTGCATCAAAGGCATTCATAATTGCACCGTGAACATTTCCAAAAGTGCTATTAACTGTTGCTGCAAGTGCTGCTTTAGGTAGGATCATGATAAGTGAACCGGTAGTAGCGGTAATAACTCTTTTTAAAACAGTAATATCACTTTTCTCCTTCTTTTTATAACTGCCATCCATAAACGAACGAAACGGTATTACCTCTGTTTTCGCCATGATGTACACCTCTCACATGTTATTTTTCGAACAGGACATACTAATGATAAATCCTTAGAAATGGAGGGATTACTAATGCATGTAGCTATCGCTGTAACAGTAGGAGCAATTATTGGTACATTAGTTAACATTTTCGTGGGCTAGTTGGCATAAATGGCAGTGGACTCGGTGAAGTCTGCTGCTTCTTTGTTTGTGATTTGAGTTGTTGGATACGTTCGGATGCTGTTGGTTGTGGTTTAGGAACAGGAGTTACATTTTTCTCTGCTTTAATCTCGACATTCTCTACATTTGACTTCTCAGATTGCTCCATATGCTCTTTATCTACCTTTTCTAGACTCATAGCTTCCCAAAGTAATTTCTTCACATATCCGCTAAAATTACGACGTTTAACGTGTTTTAATATTAATCTGTCTTTCTCGTTCTTTTCGTTAAATGCTACTGGTTTGCTGAACTTAGCCATCTACAACACTCCCTTTTGGTAGTAGCGGTAATATCGGTTTGTTAAAAGATATTTCGTGCTGCTTGAACAATATTCAATCTTTTTTGAAGTTTAAAAAGTTTGATTTTTGGACAGGATGATTGAAAAAAGGGAAAAAGGAGCGTTTAATAATGTTCGGGTTAGGAAAACGACGTTCGAAGTTCGGTAAATTTTTAGACAAGAACGGAATTTCACAACAAGACGTAGTAAGGGAGAGTGGTGTAAACAGAGGGACAGTCAGTAGGATATGCCAGGGAGATGCTTTTTCTCCTTCCATGAGGAATGGGCAAAAGATTATTAAAGCATTAAGAAAGTTAACAGGTAGAAATATCGATTTCGATGACTTTTGGACTATGTAAAACGATACTACCGATATTACCGAAAATCACATAAAAAATAGTCCTACTTTTGCAGTGGACTTGTTGGTTAGCTATAAGCGCGCTATACGCTACTAGCTATATGACGAGAACTTGAAAATATTGCACGTACATAAATATTATTTTTTAAATTGAAAAACAGGAGCAGTGGACTGTGGTTATCCTCCAGGTCAATATAAGGATTTGTGTTATAATTAAATTAACAGATAATTCACTTTATTATAGAGAGGAAGATTTAATTGGTTGGTAAAACATTTGAAGAATTTTTAAAAGAAGCAGGTCACGATGTGGAAGTGGAGGTTAATAAATTTACTGGAGAGATTATGTATCACATAGACGGAGAAACCATTAGTTCAAATGATATCAGTAAGAGTCAATATGCCGGACTACAAAGAAGGTACACGATGTTATCTAAAGATAAACTTAAAAAATGATGCATTTCTACACTTCAAACAAAACATATGTTCGTGTATAATAAACATAAATTACACGAATTGAGGGATCATCATGGAAAATCAGAGCTGGGGAACACCGAAAATAAAAGGTCGCGGGATGGTAAAGTGGCAACCATTCGCAAGTATGCCGGAACAGTTTGCAGGAATTAGAGAAATACTTAATGATTTAAATAAAGTGCCGAAACCATTGGTTTCCGAGGACATGCAAGAACAGATTGAACGAAGTCTTATACATTCGATGCAAACGCATGAAGAAATTCTAGTTTCTTATTACCGTGATGGTTTGATTCATGACATGTACATAAATGTTCAACATATCGAGCCGATGCTAAAAACTGTATATTGTACAGATGCATTTGGATTGAGTACGGAATTTAAGTTTGATGAATTAGTGAATATAAACTAAAAAAAGAGGGCCTACTCAAAAATTGAGCAGACCCTCTTTTTACTTAACTGTATATACCCAGCCTTTTCGATCAAGGTAATCAGTAAATGCTTTTAATTGAACATCGCTAGTTGGATCAGTTACTGGATAAATGTACCCATCACTTTTAAGGTTTAAGTTACCCGTCATGTGAACTGAATTTAAAGCGCCAACTACATCAGCTAAATTTTCTCCGCCGATTCCTCCTACTTCTACAACATTACGTTTTTGATTAGGTGGTGGAGTTGGTGCGGTTGGTTGACTGCCTTCAACAGTTTGTCCAGTTAAAGCATAAACGATAGAATTAGCTATTTTATCTACATCCCATTTCGCCATATCTGATTCATTATCGATGAATCCAAGTTCAATCAGAATAGCTGGTGCTTTAGTGCTATTTAACACATAAAGATCAGTACGTGGTTTCGCTCCACGATTAGACCAGCCAATATCTTTTGCAAGTTGTGCGGATACTTTTGCTGCTAACGCTTGTTGGTCATAATAACAAACTTCCACACCATTCGCTTTTTCGTTAAATTTATTTAAGTGGAATGAAATTACAAGGTCCACACTATGAGAATTACAGTTACGAACAATGTTATTTAAGTTTTGCGTTTGAGTTCTACCAACCTCGTCCGTGTCATCGTACACAGTATGACCTAAAGCTCGTAACTTAGCTGCAACTGCATCCTTAACCTGGCGATCCATGACGTGTTCTTCACGCCCTCCATAGTTAGCCCCTTGTACAATTCTATTGTGACCACCATGTAAACTATATTTACCCATTATTCAACATCTCCTTTTTCATTTTGATCGGTAGCATCTCCATGACTTGTCCAAATACCTAGCGCAATACCAAATAAATAAACAGCTTGCTGCACCTTTTCTAAATTACCTTCAAATCCAGTTACTCCAAATACTGATAAAATCAGTCCAAAGACTGAAAAAAGCGCAACCCATGTTTTCCAGTTGCGCAAACGTTTTAAAATATTTTCTTTTGTTAGTGGCATTTTTAATTTGCCTCCTTTTCTAAAGTATCAAGCCTCTTATGAGCTTGCTTTGAGCTTTCTTCAACTCGTGTAACACGTTCTCCAAGAGCAATCATTTGTTTTTCACTTGCTTTTAAATCAATTCTTATATCATCAACGCCTTTGCGGATATATCCCAGCTCAGCCTTCATTTCTGCGCTTTGTTGCCCATCAGATTTAATGGACTTCGTTCTGTTTAAAGAGTATGCAAAGTAGCTAATAGCAAGTGATAGTACTGCAATTAGCGCACCGATTTCAACATTCATCGATTCACCTCCTTTCAAAAATAAAAAAAGCCTGCTATAAGCACGCTTTGGTTTAAATCTGTATTTTATTGAATTTGTATTGTCTCTTCACTTGATTCTTGGGTAGTTGTGGTACTACCACCATTATTAACTACTTTACAAAGTAAAAAAGCATACAATGAGTATGCTTCGTCATTTTATATAAATTTTATTCCATTTAGAATTTGTCATTTAACTAACATAATGATTGCGCCGGATATGATAAGCCAAAAAGCTAACGATAGCATACCGCCGTAATACAAACCCTTACTAAAGTTTGATTTATCTACCATACTATCACTCCTAGTCTATTTATTTATAGATTACATTAGGGGTGTTAATTCTTAATGAATTTCATGTGTATTTAATAAGTTCGTCCGCTATCTCACCTGATTAAGAACTATACCTTGCTGGATTTTTTAGTCTTTCTTTGTATATCCAAATATCACGCGAAATATTTTTACAACTAACTGCTACTTGATCATCTCGCCAAACTAAATCCCCAAATTGAAGCATCGCTTGCATCCTTGTATCATTTTGATATAAAAATACATCGCCATCTTTATACATTCCTTTTTCATACCCTATCAAAATTTCGGAAAGTTTCACATAATCACCCTTCACTATGAATTCGATACGCATATGATTCAGTTCTTTTTAGGAATATTCTCTATAATTAAGCGTATTCCCTTTATTCATAGGTCAACATTTATATCTAAAGAATGACGAAGATACACCCTTAGCTATCGCCTTAGTTTTATCTGTATTTACAATGTAACCAGACTTACTACTAGAAATTCCAATGTAACTCCCTCTAGCAAAGTTTACATCGCCATCTTTTAATACATCATCATTCGTTTGCATTCCCTTGATTTTTATCGTTCCTGCTTCACCTGGATTAATATCATTTTCTGCAAACCCTAAGAAATCATCAACGTCATCAGTTGAATTCATTAATTCACATGACGTAAGGGTGTTTCCTCTTCGTACTGCACTACCTCGTGGAATCCCAACACTTGATGCATTTCTATACGTTGCTCGTTCATCTGTAAATTGCGGACGGTCTAATTTAGCTGGATTAAACAAAGTCGCTGTACCATTACTACCAAGTGCATCGTTAATTTTTTGTAAGATATAAGCATTATCCTTACTTGAATAATCTTCATTAAATGTAACTGTAATAGGTGGCTTATCCTCGAAAGTGACAACTAAATCCACAGGAGAACTTGTTCTATTTCCTAATCGACGTTGCATGCCACTTACACGACGATCATTATTTAATCCGACAGTTATATCGGATACATCGTAACGACCGTATACATAACCTTGTAATCCACCTTTGCCTTCGAAGGGATACATAGTTCCAAATAGTATCGGTACAGCTGAGCCACTGATTACGACTTTTGAGTTCGTTACTTTTTCGTTGGAAGTAATCTTCAACGCTAACCCACGAGTATTGTTAGTGTAAGGTACAGGTGTATTTGCATATCCTCTGATTTTCATATCATTATGATTTGCGTATTGATAATCTAATTCATATGGAATCCACGGATTATCATTTACAAGAATAGAACCATTAAGTTCGCACCCCTCCAAAACAAGTTCGTCATTCGTTCCACTACCCAAATTTTCAATAGTAATTGAAATTGGATTATCCGGGTGAGTAGAAATTAACTTACAATTTCGCAGTATGTTGATATTTGCTTTCTCGAATTTCTCACGATTATGCACATACCAAGCTCTTACAATTGACTTAAAGGTGCAATTTTCATGAATTGTTGTCATTCCTGATGAAGATCCGTATCCATAAGGAGTTGTAGAATTCCAAAGGGTTGCTACGCTATCCGGTCCTGTTAATTTACCTTGCGAACGTCTCCATTCCTCTGCATCTTTATTACCATAATGCTCAACATAACAATTCTTTAAATTATGTTTCGTGTTTTTTACCGCACCACTAGATTCATCATGTACTGCGTAACGTATATTTTTACCGGTGATCTTCAAATTCCTAATTTCAAAATCATCTTTCACGTTTATCGTTGATTGCGGTGTAATCTCTGCATCGGTTGCAGAAGAAGGAAGCTCTCCTTTTAACCAACACCGTTCATTGTCTATACCAATCAAACGCACAAATGGTTTTAAAGTCCAATTTATTTCAGTATAAACACCAGGATAAATAATGATTTCATACCACTTCGTTGCACTCGAATTTGTGATGCTGTCATTAGCTAGTTTTGGTGATAAATAATCTCCTGTTCCATCTGGTTTAACTGTCTTCGTAATAACTTCTACAGTCGGTAATGTGAAACTAACCTGATCTGGTCCAATCACCATGCCATAAGGAATATATGGTGTCGCACTAGTTCCTTTCTCTAATTGAGTAACTGATAGTTGCGCATCCCTAACAGACATTCGAATATACGCTGCATTTACTGGAGTAGTTTTTAATTTTGTTGCGAAATCTAATCCGCTTATATACACCTTATTTGCATCGTAAAATGCTAATTGTTCCCCAGTCCCTGAAATAACATAATCTGTGTTTGGCTGAATCGCTATATATTCACTAACGTTAAAACCAGCCATAGACACTAAATTACCTGAGCTAAAGGAAACGTAATACCCTACCGAAACAGTCGATTTATTAAATAAATTCCTACTTGGTACACCTCTCATTATATTTCTTTCTAAAGAGAGTTTATCTTCTGGAATTGGTAATTTAATTGAATCGACATCAAGATAAACAGATCCGAAAGGAACATATGGCGTTACAATCGTTCCTTTTTCTATTTGCGTTATTGAAAGTTGGGCGTCTTTTACGGTCTGCCTCATATAAGCGGCGTTTGCTGGAGTTAAAGATACATTAGAAGCGTTTGTATAACCACTTATATATTTTTTACTTGCATCATAGTAAGCACCTTGCTCTGTTGTACCTGACACTCTGTATAGAGTACTTGGTAAGATTGGTATATATTCACTAGCGTTGTATCCTGTTGCAAAAGCTAAATTACCTGTATTATTTTCTACAAAATAACCAGTAGAAATAGCGCTCTTATTAAATAGGTTTCTAGACTTCAAACCAGTTAATGCATAAAAAGATAACTTTTCCGGTGCGATTTCTCCACTCGGAATATGTTTACCTTTAACGGAATTATCTTTTAATAATGTTTCGTCCACTTTAGGTGTAAAACTCTCGTAAGCTGTCGGGACTGCCCCTTGTTCTAACTGTACAGTGGATAATTGTGTTGTTCTTACAGATAGTCGAATGTAAGCAGCGTTTATCGGGCTGTTGAATGGTACATTTGTACCAGTCAATCCGCTAATATACATTTTGTTGCTATCATAAAACGCACATTGTTCTGAAGTTCCACTCACTACATATCCTGTGTTTGCTTGTATCGGAATGAAACTACTAGCCGTAAATCCAGCTGCCGCACTTAAATTTCCTGTATTATAAACAACATAATAACCGGATGTTACGTCAGATTGGTCAAATAAATTTTTACTTTTTATACCTATTACAGATTTTTTAGCTAAATCTGTTGTTGTTTTGACATTCCCTTCAAGAATGGAGTATGTTTCTTCTAACTTGGTCCAGTTTTCATTCGTTTTATTTCTGAAATCTCTGTCTTGCGCTGTGTTTCCCCAGCGATTTAACGATACAGGCATAATATCACCTTCCTTTGTAAAGAAAAATGAGAGCGCATTTACGCTCTCATAAATTTTTTTTAGTAACTTGTTGGAACAGGTTCAAAAGTACCGCTAATCATTACATTGATTGCGTTGTCTTTTTCCTGCTGCAATGATAGGGTATTACTTTGATTCAACACAACAAACATATCAATCACTTCTGTCGATCCAGCTTTAATAATGCGATTTTTCATAATATCAACTGTATTTACAGTCATTGTGACCTTAGCATCTACTATATCTGTATTTGTAACTATCATTTGCTTAATTGTCACTTGAATCCCTGGCTTTACATCATAAACAGGTAGTTTGGATGTTTGTGGTACACCTAGATAAATTTGAACCGATTGTGACATAATTAATTCCTCCTAATTTATACAAAATTCGTTTTTTTATAGATTTCTATAACGCTTTTCCAAATAAAGAAACACCTCCTTATGGCGTTATGATCTATTTATTTAATTCTTCAGCGAGTTGGCGTATTTGAGCTTCCAACTCTTCTTTTTGTTTTATAAGTTCTTCTTTCGTTTGTGAAAAATATCTCTCTTTTACCGCGCTCTCTATTTCAAGGTCGATTGCTTGCAATTCTGCAACTCGTCCGTTTATTACAACTCTATAATTCCAAATCGTATCTGAAATATAGCGATCTACTCTAAAGTAATGCATATAATTTTGGCTAGGGATGATACGTTGTCCGCATTCCACTTGTGTTATAGTCCCGTTTTCATCCGAATCAGCATAAATAAACGTTTTAAATCGCTCGTTAAGTTCGTATTTTTCTTTCAATTCCATTCAATCACCCCTCTTGCCATTTACTTAGTACCCTTGCGTATGCTGTGTGATCCGCACTGTTTGAAGCTGTTCTTAAATACACGTATTTCATTTCACCTGTTGGTACACCTAAGTCAATTCTCGGATTAATATAATAGTTGTCATTGATTGTTTTATTGTGTGATGTAAACCATAAATCTGTCCCATCATTATCTACTATTTTGACTTGTGCAGATGAACCAGGGTCAACCGCAAGACTCAATGCGAAAACTAAGTACCTTCCTGTGTGTTTGAAGGTGAAGAAATTACAATTTGACCATGTGGTATTACGTGTTGCATACCAATATGCACTATAGGCAACACCTGGTGACATAAATGGAGGCTCATGCGAGCTGACACCCATATCAAAGTTTGCAGTACCATCTATGATTAAGTTATATCCATCCGCTCGCTCTATTTGTATAGCACCTTTTTTTATATACATACCTCGATAATCCAATCTAGCGAAAGAATCTGATTTGGATGTATTAGCTGTAATTCCGTTCATGTCCAAATTTAGTGTAGTTGGAAGTGGTGCGGTTAAACGTAAATCTGTTCTAATTTGTTGCATTTTAGCTCTGACTTCATCCGGATTGGCTGTCCAATCCATTAGTACATCACCTTCTTGAAACGACATTTCAATCACATGCAACGTCCCAGAAGGTAACCCGTTAAAAATGTAAGGGGAGAAGTACAAATCCTTATCCGCTGGTGTTAAAAATGTAACGTACACCCTTTTCCACTGTTTATCTAAAATGGACTGATCATATTTAACGATGGTTGTCATTTGGCCACTCGTATCTTTGGATGTATGCGCCCAAAAGTGAAGCGGTGTTAATTCCGTTCCGTTTCCTGCTGCAGAACCACGAACCATAGCGGAATACGTATAGTAAGTACCTCTTTTTAAAGGAATATTGCCTTCTAGATACCTAACACCTTGCGGCATAGGGATTCTCAGTGTACTTTTACCGTTATACACGACAGAAGTATCTACTACACCACCGCCTTGTCCGTTATCTGCCCACATCGCGTTCCATTCGAAGTCAGATGTGTTATAGAGTATATTCCTACCGCCACCTTGTTTCTTTGCAGGGTCATATCCTGCATCGAAAGTCGTTTCTGGACCGACACGGATGTTATTCGCTTCGAATTGTCCAATAACCCCTACAGATGCAACTAAACCCTCATAAGTTAGTGCTTCTTTAAATGTATTACCACCATCAAAAGTAATCCCTAGACCAGCGCTATTGAAGGCGACAAAGTTATTGCGGTCTTTAGGGTTAATAGCAAGTATTCCATTCTCGAAAACTAATTCTGTTTCTGCGTTTTTAATAGCTTGTGTTGCACGTTTTACCGCTTCATCAAGAGCGTTGTATATTATTTTCCCATCATTATTCACAATGCCTTTTAATGATTTTTGTATCGCTTGAAGAAGAGTACCTGATAAATCTTTTTTGTAGTTAGCTAGCGTAACCTTACTGCTAATTATCTCTAATTCATTATTAAACTCTTCATCAATCTCCATGATTCTCGTTTCAATATCCACATTCATCGGCTCATAAATTAAAAGAACCCGATCTCCTTCATTTGGGATAATGTAAGGATATCCGGCTTTTCTTAAATCTATAAAGTCGAGTGTCATACTGATAACTGGAGTGTCTTGTAATGATTCTTTTAAAGCGTTATCTAATCCTGATATTGTGGTGTACCTTTCATCATCAATCATAGGGGCTTCAAGAAAACCAAATATATGAACGTTTGGACTTGTATACTCTCTCATTAATCCGTCTTTACCATACCCTCGAATGTATGTAGCGAGTGATTTTGTATCAATTGTACGTTCGAAGGTCTTTATATTAAAGTTATATCTAAACTGAAAATCAGTATCTTCACCAATCTTCGTTTTAAATTTAACTAAGTTTCCGCTAATAGACATTTCTGCTCTATATCTCTCTAGAACTTTTTTCAATAGTGATAAACGATTGTCTTTCCCGAAATTCTTGAAATCTTGAGCGTAAAACGAATCAATTATCGCTGTTTGATACCCAGTACCTTCAAATACAAAGTCTAGTGCATCCCGCAATGTCATACTTCCATCACGCACTTCGTATTTTTGTTTATCAATCATCTTCACAAAAAAATCATGGATACATTCAACTTGTTTATAAAATGTATTACCGATATTCCTTTCAGCAATAGACTTAATTACGTAAGTCTCTCCATCAAATTCGACTTTACTCTCTTCTTGAACAAGTGGGAAAGCATACTTGTTTTCTTCCGTTGGTATGATAAGAAAACTTATAACTTTCTCTCCGTTCACTTTTCGAACACGATTAAAACTTTTAAACCCCGTTAATATTTCTGTGTTCCCTAATACATCTGTAATTGTAATTAAATTCAAATATTCACCTCCAAACTATAGATAGTAAAATCTAAAATCGAATGAAATAGAAAAGACGCCTGTGGCGCCTGTAATTTCAAAGTCATTAAATCCTGAATTTAGCGTAATCAACTTTTTATTCGTATCTCGCACAATAGATAAACTATTCTTCGTAAATCTAACTTGATCTAATCTTATTGTGTCATTTGCTGATGTGTTTCCTGTATAAGACCACTCATCACCAGTTGTCTTGTTTTTTATTTTTAAATTGGTCGAAGCACCTTTAAACGTAATTAATAAAGGCATTCTGCGTGGGTTGAGAGAAACATTCCCTGCATTGTAAACACTGAAAGTTGTAGTACTATGTGTGTACTTTACATCTTCAGCAATTAACCCCTGACCAATTTGCCACAAATCTGAATCGAATGTGAATGGATCTAAGGTAGTTCCTATTGATTCGGCAAACGGACTGGCTGATATGAATTTAATATCAAAAAAACCATATATCCTTTGTTGGTCTATTTCATAATCCGATTCACATTTAACTAACCATTGCTTGCCTGGATTACGCTTATCAATAATATAAAAAGCTTGCCTGCTGTCAAATATGTTGAATACTTCATCTCGGAATAGCGCATAGTCCCACATATCATTTGCTTTTATATAGAAAGAGCAATTGATTTTACGCGGACCATAAACAGTCCCTAAATCAATTGCTCCATGGCTTCCTTCCATTTCCTCATAACTATGCTTTGGAGAAGGCGCTGAAGGATTAAAGTCTCTTGTTTCAACACCGATTTCATCCAAATCAAAAATAGTTCCGTTTAACAATTTTACAATTGTGCCGAGTGTTTTGATATCTTCCAATCTATCAGCGTCCTCCTTGCATATAAGATTTTATTTGCATTTTCCCTGCTTGCATGTCGTCTAGGTATGGCTGACTCGATCTTGCAATTTCGTACCCGTCTAGCATTACTACATTCTCTATTATTATATTTCTAGATGAATTATTAGCATTGCTAGCTTGTGGGTTTGTAGCTTGAATGCTTTTCGAATTACCTTGGCCTACACTAGATGAAACTGATGAAATACTTGCAGGTGTTTTGTATCCAGCAGAAACCATTGGAATTGAAGGACCTGATACAGCACCCATTGCAACATCACCAAGTGATATTCCTTCAGATAACGAATCGAATGCATCCTTCACTGTTACTGCCATATTTTTTGCAGCTCTTAAAACCGGGTTCTCCATTTGGTTAATACCCCATATTAAACCTTCACCGACGTAATTACCTGTATCTCGCATTTCTCTAGAAGGGGACTTAACTTGTAATACTCGATTTACAGTACTTACAATGCTACTTCCTAAATCCTTAGCAGCAGATACCGCGGAGCTAATCATTGACCCAATTCCACCTATTAATCCTTGAACAATATTTACTCCAGTTTCAAAGAGATCGACATCTCCTAAAGACTCTAAAAGTTGACCACCGATTTCAACCCCAGAACTAAATACCTCTCCAACTAAACTTATAATTCCATCAATCAGTGCGCCGATTAACTCCACACCAGCAGAAAGTAATTCTGGTAAGTGTTGAATAATTGCTTTAAGCAGTTCAGCCATAAGTCTAATTGCAGCAGAAACCAATTGAGGTAGCACCTGAATAATCCCATCGATTAATTTCGTCAAAATTTGAACACCAGCATCTATAATCTGTGGTAGATTCTGGACAATTATTTCTGTGAATTTATTGATTATTTTTATAACTGCATCAACAATTTGTGGGAGAACTTGAATGATCCCTTCAATAAGCTTGGTTAGAATCTGTATTCCTGATTCAATAATTCGTGGTAGATTTTGAATAATAACCTCAGTGAATTTCGTAATAATTTGCATCACAGCATCAATTAATTGAGGTAGAACTTGAATGATCCCCTCAATTAATGAATTAAGAATTTGAATCCCTGCATCTATAATTAACGGCAGATTTTGAACAATGGTATTTAATAAAGTTGTAAAAATCTGAATAGCCGCTTCAATTAATTGGGGTAGCATTTGAATGATTCCGTTAACTAAAGATAGTAAAATTTGAATCCCTGCATCTATTAACATAGGAATCATAGGAATTATTGTTTGAATGAACATTGTTATAACTTGTATTGCCGACTGTACAATCATAGGCAACATTTGTGTAATACCTTGGACAAGTGCATTTATAATTTGAACTGCAGCTTCAATAATGACTGGTAAAGCCGTTACAATTGCCGTTACGAGCGTTTGTATCAAAGAGATACCAATTGTTATAATCTGCGGTAATAGCGTTGTGATCCCTGTTACAAAGGTTGTAATGATTTGTAAAGCTGCTGCTACGATTTGTGGTAGTGCTTGTGTGATACCTTGTACTATTCCAGTGATTATTTTAATTCCTTGTTCTAGAAAAACAGGTAATTGTGTTGTTACAAAATTCGTTAATCCGGAAACTAAGTTATTTAGGATTTCCCCGAACTTAGTAACCATTTGAGCGCCACCAACACCAGTTGCCTCTGTCATTCTTGCGAACATAGTGCCGATTCCTATGATTAATCCAGGTATACCACCAATCAAAATAGCTAATATAGATGGAAAAATTGTTTTGAATACTTCAGTCAATCCTGAAAAATCACCATGAAACGCCTGTATAATAGCATTTTTCATTGTGTTTAGTGCTTCTTTAATTTTATTAACAAAATCATTAATCGCTTGTATCGTCTCTTTACTGAAACCGAGAGATTTCAACAATTTATTACCAGCATCCGAATTACCGCTAATAATTTGCCAAAAAGCTTTTATTGTATTTAATGCATTGTTAATAGCATTTCTAAACGGTTCAATGTTTTTGTAAGCATACGCGAAACCTACAGCTAATCCTGATATTGCTGCTGCAAGAGCCCATGCTACAGGACTGGCCATTGCTAACACAAGAACAGCAGGCTTGATAACCATCCATAATGCAGCAAACGCCGCTCTGTAACCCATTAATAATCCCATCCCTGCACCCAATGGCAGCAATAGGAGCGTTAAGGCTGGAACAAGCATCATTGTCCCTTGAATGAATTTCGCTAAAGCTGGATGCGCTTCATTAAATGCTATAACCATTTTCGCCATAGCATTGACAAAATTAAAAATCGGAATCATTAGAGCTGCAAAGGCATCTCTCATCGGCTGTAGTGCTTTTGTTAACGACTCCATCATATTTTTATATGCTTCTGCATATTTAGGGTTCATTTCCATGTTAGCTTGATGCAATTTCCCATAAAACAGTACAGCACTTACGCCAACAACCAGGAAGGCTTGAGTCATCCCCATAATAGATTGGTTAATGATTCGTATCTGATCATTTAACTGTTTAGCATTAGCTGTTGGGCCCAAAAACTCTAAAGCGAGCTGCGCTGCACTACTTCTATTCGCTAACCTTTCCATTGCATTAGTGGCCATTAATGTACCTCGTGATAAGTTATACAACGGATTTCCCATACGTTGTAAATTAGCTGTTAACTTACTAGAAGTTGTAGACATGTTGTTCATCATACCGATTGTTTGAAGTATAGATGCCTGTGCCGCCACATCATTTGCCATCATTGCGTCATTAGCAGCTTTTTCAGCAGCGCCAATTGCATTAATCTGAGAAATTAAATCCTGAGCACTACCAGAATACGTTGCCATTCCCATAGCAGCATCCAAATACGCTAATTTCGTACGTTTTAATTCTTCAATATGCGGGCGCATCGCTTCTCGTTGTGCAGCTTTTAGTTGCCTTAATCGTTGGCTATATTCGCTATTTGCATCCCCCATATTTTCGATACTTCTTCGATACTCACGAGATGTACGGTTTGTCGTTCTAACAAAATCATTTAATTGACTTTGCATAGCCGCCATTTCTCTTCGTATCTGATCCGTCTCAGCCCTAAATTGAACAACTAATTCCTCTTGTGTCGCCAAAATCTCACCTACCTTTCAATCAACCTAAATTGAGATTTTGTAAGAATTTCATATCTTCCTCAGCTTGCTTCGCGCGATTTTCAATTGATTTTTTCTTATGTTCATCAGTAACCATCTTTGATCTATCAAATAAATCTTTTGGTTTCATACTCTTTTTCGGATTACTGTGATAAACTGATCGCATCATAAGAGCAAATATGCTGTAGGTTTGCAATTCATCTAGATATTGTTCATTTCTCCCCGTCATCATGTTTTGAAACTCACGAGGAGAAAGGTTCATTACTTCACTTGGTAATAAACCTAAGTATCTAAATCCATCTTGTTGTACCTTGTCTATTTCTTCTCTAGTAAAGTCGGTTGTTCTTCGTCCGTCCCGTACATCTCGTCCGCCATCTCTTTCAGTTCCGGATTCTTCGCTACCAATTGTTTCTTCATTCGTGTTTTTAATTTCTTCGTTGTCGCTTTGTAGAAAAAATTATCTGCTACCACTTCATTAAGAACTTTATCAATGAACTCTTGTGAAATTTTCTCCGCCTCGAATTGCTTTACAATTTCAGTAACAACTTGTTCTCTAGTAATTCCTTCATCTGTATGCATTAAGCCAAAGTAAACAGCGTCTTCAAACATTTCTAAATCGCCCTGTAAACAAGAACCAATGACTTCTTGCGCGCCACCTTTATACTTTTTGTTTAGCTCTGCAATAGATTTATAAGTAAGTTTTAATTCGTGTTCTTTCCCTTTAATTTCAAAACGCATATATATCAATCTCCTTTTAATTGGATGTTATTTTCGAATTTTAAAAGAGTAGGCAATTTAGCCTACTCTTAAGATCCTGATGGTGGTGTAACTGTTTCTCCTGCACCAGGAGGAATTATTGTTAATGTTTCCTTACGTACCGAACCAGAAAGTTTTGATTCTACAGAATAAGTAACAAATTCACCTGTAGATGATGATCTTTCAAATGAATTAAGCATGTAAGTTCCTATTTCGGCTTCTAATGTGCGTTTATTAATTTCGTAAATCTCAATATATTCTTTTCCTCGAATAGCAGCCTTCGCAGCTGGATAGAACGGATCACCTTCTGAAAGAGTACATGAAAATGAACGAGTTTCAGATATTTTTCCGTAATCAGTAATTGTTCTATCCTTTGATTCAGCTTCGATTTCGTCCGCTTCAATACTATGTGAGTCCTCTGTTTGGTCAAAAGGACGTACTAAGGATTCTTTTGTTGGGTCTGTAGGATCTTTGATTTTCGCAGCAATTATAAATTCATCGCCGCGATACATTTTATTTTTCACTTCAGTCATCTATATTCACGCTCCTTAATTTGCGTAAGCTTGTTGGTATTCAAATATCATTGTTAATTGCGCCGAACCAACTCCACTTGGAGCGGTTGTTACTCTTCGAAAATAAATCGTATCAATCGATTCGCTTCCATCTTCATTTCGCAGATGTACTGTGTAACCGTTGCTTCTGATTTTATTAGCAATCTTTTCAGATGCTTGCATTGCTTTATCTGTTGTTGTATTAAAAAACCTTACTGTCATCGTGTACAGTAAGGTGAAATGGTCTTTTGAAGTTTTCGAATCGTTTATAGATAAAATCGGATAATATACCGATGGAATTACTAGTTCTTCTGGAACTTGATCATGATAAGCAAATGTATTAGCGGGTAGGCTGTCATATACAAAAGCTTTCATTGAACCATGTATTTGTTCATACATAATTATCTCGCTCCATTCTGTACCCATTGGCGAAACTGACGGTCAAATGATGTTTGAAACATCCTTTCGTAGATAGCAATTGCATTATCCCAATAAGGACGACCTTCTATGAATTTAGCAGTCAGCATCATTCCTGTTGGTGCATGTGGATCATATTCAAAATTATGGCCTTCCCATTTTCCAGGAACGAATCTTCTTATCTGTTGCCACCCATCGTTTTGAGCTTTAGCGTATTCTATGTTTGTTCCAATTTCTAAAACCAGCCCACCGTCAGAGGAACGCCACACATTGCCATCTCCACCCTTATCAAATGAATTTAACAATCTTCTAGTATCAAGAACCCCTAAAGCGATAATTTGATTCTGTACTTCCTCTAAAAATTGAAAGCCGCTCGCTTCTAACCACAATGCGACTTGTTGATCTAATCCACGAGACATACGATTCAGTTTGGCACTAAATTCACGAAAACCTCGTGTCGTTATTTCGTTAGCCATGGCTCTGTCTTCCTCTCTGCTATGGCTTTTATATGATTGAACTCTCCAGTGAGTGGATGCATTACCGGAAAAGGATTACGTATATAATAAGTGACATTTGTATTCTTCTTAATCACTTTGTCATTGTGTCTTATGTCTGTACCAGGCATGAATAACACTTTAATTTGTTCTGTATTCAATTGATTTGGTGACGATTGAATTGTATCAGGAGCAGCAGTGGCTACATTCTCAGCGAAATAGCAACTTTGTCCTGCTATATTAGGAGTTTCATTGTAAGAATATACAGTTTCTCCTGGTTGGCCATACTTACCTGGTTGCTCTTTCTTCTCCAAATGGTAAATATCACATTGATGAACAAACATCCCCTGCAGTGACATTATATAGTCCTCATTTTGAACGTGACTTTATTCTTTCCTGCATTCACTATGAATTTCTTTAGCAAATACAGTACAGTAGGTTTTGCGATACTGGAACTATCTTTTGTATAAGAATAATCACCACTACCAATACTTTCAGACTTAATACCCTTCATCGCTGTTGTATCAGCATTAGTATAAGCATAATATTGCGCTAACTTCTTACACGCTAACTTCACTTCTGCCGGAACTTCAGGATACTTCGTCTTATCAGTAAAATCTATTTTAGAGAGATTATAAATCTCTGTTTCTGCCTCAAGTATGTCCTGCTCCAATAAGGGAACAGGACGTTTCTTCACTTCAGGTAATACGGTGTAATCAATTAATTCTTGAGCAGTAATAAGTGGCATACTTACCACTCCTTTATTTAGTTGTTGTAATTGTAGAGTTTACTGTCGAGTTAGGAGCAGTTGCATCTACAACAGTAGCTACACGATGTTTACCATCGTTAATATGCTGGTTGTATTTTGATTGTACATCGCCAACTTGAGCTTTTAATGAAGCTAAGTCATCAGCAATGCCCAGGAGAATCGGCGCTAAATCGGAACTGACGTAAGAGCCACCTTGACCTATATCTTTTGGTACCTTAGCCATGACTATTCTCCTTCTTTCTTATTTTTAGATTGCTTGAATTCCTCTAGATCTTCATAAGCACCTAAAAGTTCATCGCGTTCTTTTGCGGTTACTTCTTGAGGTTCTCCCGCATAGAAAAAGCGCCCTCCACCGATGTGAAGAACGCCACTTTCATGCTTGAATTGTACAAAAGCCATATTATGAACCTCCTATTTTTATAATTTAGTTCCTGTCATCCATGCTACTGCATCAACTTCACGAACGATTGCATCTAAGTAGGCAAATAGGATATGGTATGTTGCATCTTTAGCAGCAGCAGTTGCACCTTGAGCAGTACGGTTGTAGCGTACGTCACGAGTAAATACAGGTGTGAAGTTAGCCATTGGCGTAAGTGCTACGAAACCACTTTGCATTTCTGCTACAATTTCAACCGGATATCCAGCAAGACGTGTCACTTTACCATCAACAAGTACTGCATCACCAAATCCAGTAGTACGAGCTGAGATTAAAGCTACAAGTTTGTCATGAACCTTTTGGTTAAGGAACCAAGAGATATCAGAACGAGACTTATATTTTTCTGGCAGCACTTGAATATGGTTCACAAAATCCATAATCGTTGGATCGTTTGTAGTTAAATCAGTTTTATTCGTAGATGTTTTAGCTTTCTTAACAAAGCCATCAGTGATTTTTAAAAATGGATCCGCTGAAGCAGTATCACCATTGAAAATTAAATCTTGTAAATCAACACCAAACTGACTTTGAATCATTCCTACAATTACACTTTCTACATTCTGTCCACGAGAAGCCATTGCATAATATACATCATCATTTTGTAACCATTCGTCCCACTTAACCTTTTTAACATTGTAAGGAATTTGACGTGGTGTAATAGCGTCTGTTCCTGTTGGTGTATCATTCTTTCCAGCTAAACGTAATTTTCGTTTACCTACTGATAAAGCATCTAAGTTACCTGCTGGAGCCGATGTATAAACTGGCCCTAGTTTTGGAAGAGTTGAAGCGTTATTAATTGTATCAACAAGGAATGCTTGCGCTGCACCTGCCGGTAATGGTACGTTTACATCCTTTAATACTAGTTCTGTAGAACCACCTGCAATAATTTGTCCGTTATTCATATATGTGTTTCCTCCTTAGTTACCAAAGTATCCAGCGTAACCGCCAGCAGATTTTTGTACATTTGTTTGACCATCAGTATCTTGTTGATTACTGATACCTTGAGACTTTTTAATTTCTTCTAACTCCTTTAGGATAGGAGCAGTAGCAGCTTCAACAGCTTTTGCAACCGCAATTTCCTCAGGTGTCTTTTCTGGTTCAATATTTAAATGTTTCTTAACTGTTTCTAGCTCCTTTTTAAGAGGTGCTACAACATCTTCTAACGCTTTCGCCAATTGTTCTTGGTTCATATTATCTTCCTCGCTTCCTGCGCCTTCCGGTGAAGGTGTGACGCGTGTTTTTAGGTTTGTTAATGACTCAATAGCAGAATCAATGTCTGCCATATTTGGAGCGCTAATTTTCTTTCCTGCTTTTTCTACTTCTTCAGCAAGGGACACAACTGGTTTGTTTTCCCATGCCTTCACAACTGCTTCTGTACCCTTCAATTCATTGATAATCTCAACAAATTCAAGTGCAGCTGCTTCAATACGATCTAAATCAATAGCATCAGCAGTAGGGGCATTCCAAAGAGATTGATAGAAAGTATCTTCTAAAGCGGAGAATGAAGCATTTACATCACGACGATGTTTATTCTGGTTAAATTTATCTCTAACCTCGCCTTTCGCAACTTTTTCCCCACCAAAAAAGCCCTTCATCAATTGAAAGAAGGACTTCATTTGTTTCTCTTCAGTTTTAGTTACTTCTTCCTCAATTACTTCTGTTTCAGCAACTCCTGCAAGGGAATACCCTGTCATCTTTCCGTCTTGAATGTCTTTCCATATCTCATCAGTGGCCTTTGTCACTAGTACCCATGTACCTTTAGTGATTGTTTCACCGTTAATGTCCATATCAACAGGAGCTACATAGCTTTCTACCACTTCACCTGCTCCTGCGTTAAAATCATGTTGAGTATCAATGTTACGATACTTAGCAATGAAGTTATGAGCGGATTTTTCAATATCCTCAGCAGTCATGAAATCACCATGCGCATCATGTGTACTTGTATCTTCCGCACTACCAGGAGAGTATACAATCCCATAAACAAGCTTTTGATCTTCATCTTCACCTTTGATGATTTTAACTTCTTTTTCGAATGTAGGTTCTTGTTCGCTCTTCGTTAAGAAGAATTTCTTTTTGTTTGCAGCTTTATCTACAATAGAGACAAAACTTACATCTACATTTTTTAATTTCCTTGGCATTTATTCACCTCCTTTCAATAGCGATCTAATTTCTTTTGAGTAACTTTCATCACTTACTCAACCCCTTCAAAGTTTCTTCCCTAATCTTCTGTTTCTCTTCTTCAGATAGACCTAATATATTGTTATCTACCGAAGGAGACATAACGCATTTGCAGTTAACTCTCTCTTTAGCAGATAAAGAACTATCACGAGGAAACATGCACCATTCACCAGATCCAGGCAGTTCAAACTCTTCCTCTACTGGAACCGTTGTACCGTCATACGCCACATGATTATCACGCGGTTGGTTGTTCTTTGCACCGCTATGACGCCACTTCTTACCAGTAACAGCAGGAGACTGACGATATGATTCGAATTGAGAAGCAGAGCATGCCGCAAGGACTTCTGTCTGTGCTGTAGTCTTCGCTCTTTTACGGTCGAATTCTGGAAGCTTCGCAAGTTCTCTTGCGATTTCCTTAATACCTTTCCCCTTCTCTAATCCATCGTTTAAAATACGTTCTACCGCTTTATGAGAGTTAATCTTCATGATTTTACCTAATTCATCCGACCAACTATCAATCCACTTTGTAGTTCGTTTTGAGAAAGTATTAAACTGAATATCAGGGTCAATTGCATCCATAAAAGCTTTCGTCATATCCTTCATCGTGTAATTAAGAAACTTCCTAGCTGCTTTGCTCAAGCTTTTAGCAAATGTATCTGCTCCAAAAAGGCTACCAGTGACAAAGTCGATAATATCCTTTATCTTGATACTCTTCTCTACAGCATCCTTTTTCGTATAGTTCTTAATTCCATCGATAAAGTATTTCTTCTGCTTCCTGAGTAATTTAGCAATTTCCTTTTCAAATTCCTCAACGTATCCTGGTAACATGTCCAATACTTCTAGATCAGCAGGTAATGAAGCTGTGAAATCTTCAGTATCAGCCTTTTCAATCCATTCATTTAA